TTATTCAGATCCGGTCCCAGATCCAGAAAGAACTGAGGTTTCCATTCCTGGCAAACCCTCCCAAGCTTCTTTCTGATTTGGTCCAGACTGTTCAATTGGCTTCTCATGAATCCTCCAAAAGACGGGGGCGCCGGAGCGCCCCCTTTAGGGTTACTTCTTCTTGCCTTTGGCCGGGGTCGGTTTCCCTTTACCCTTAGCCGCCGGCTTGGCTACCGGCTTGGCCTTGGTTTTCTTGGGGGCCTCATCCTCGTCCTCATCGTCCTCGTCATCGGAATCGTCCTCATCCTCATCCTCGTCGTCATCTGCGGGCTTGGCCTTGGCCTTACCCTTGGCCGGAGCGGGTTTGCCCTTGCCCTTCTTGGCGGGAGGATCTTCATCGTCCTCCTCATCCTCATCGTCCTCCTCATCCTCATCGTCATCGTCATCCGCAGGCTTGGCCTTGCCCTTGGCGGCCGGCTTGGACTTGGACTTCTTGGAGGGAGGATCTTCGTCGTCCTCATCCTCGTCGTCCTCATCCTCATCCTCATCCTCGTCCTCGTCGTCATCCGCAGGCTTGGCCTTGGCCTTGCCCTTGGCTACCGGCTTGGACTTACCCTTCTTGGGGGCCTCATCCTCGTCGTCCTCGTCCTCGTCCTCCTCATCTTCCTCGTCCTCGTCTTCATCCTCGTCCTCGTCATCGGACTTGGACTTGCCCTTGCCCTTGGCTACCGGCTTACCCTTGCCCTTCTTGGGAGCCTCATCTTCCTCGTCCTCGTCATCCTCCTCGTCGTCCTCGTCCTCCTCATCCTCGTCGTCATCCGCAGGCTTGGCCTTGCCCTTGCCTTTGGATTTCTTGGGGGCCTCGTCCTCGTCCTCATCCTCGGAGTCGTCCTCGTCCTCATCCTCGTCGTCCTTGGCCTTGCCCTTGGCCTTGGATTTACCCTTGCCCTTCTTGGGGGTCTCTTCTTCCTCCTCCTCGTCGTTGGCATCGTCCTCGTCGAGGTCCTCGTCATCGGCACCCTTATCCCCGGCGCCGTAGATCTTCTTCATCTCGGCTTCGTTGTAGGGCTGGACGAGGGTCTCCAGCGGCTTGATGAGGTCGAGGATGTTCTGCGGAACCTCGCTCGGCTCATCGTCCGGCTCGATGGTCCCGTAGCGGGTATCTAACCCGGTCCCTGTGCGTTCCAGGTTGAGGTTATACCCTTTCCGCGGGTGCTCGTACTGCCGGCGATCGGAGCCGAGGAGCCGGAGCAGGGAGGTCGAAAGGGCCTTGGCTCCCCCAGCCATGAGGTTCCAGGGCTTCGGTTCCCCAAAGGCCTTGGCCCCGCTCTTGTCCGGGTCAATCGGCGAGACCTGGAGAATCATCTGTTCCACGGCCGCCATCTCGGCCGCCCGTTTGAGGAGGGCCGGCTTACCGCTGCTGGTGAGTTTGGGGAGGATCTTGTCGCAGAGCCAGCACTTGCCCTTCCCACCCCGGTCATGACCGCAGGTTACGAACTTGCGCTCCGGCCCGACCTCCCGGTGGACCATCACTTCAATGTAGGGGGCCTTGTCGCCGCCCTTCTTGTTGGGGAGGACCCGGAACGTATTCTCGCCGCCCTCCAGTTTGTACCGGGAGGAGGACTGCCGCTTCTTTACGGTGTCCTTCGCCTTCTTCTTCCAATCGGGTATTTCTTTTGCCACAATAGGCTCCTTAGTTATGGGGATCAATCGACGCTTCGAGCGTCATCAGGTAACGGGATTTGTGGGCAAAGTAGAACCGAATCAAACTCCTGCCGACAATCCAAATGAAAGCTGCGGAGAGCCCGGAGACCCCCGCCACTAACAAACTTATTCCAAGGTATCCGCTTATCACTCAGTACCTCCAGGATATTTCTTGCGCAGGTTATCCCGCACGGTTTTCATGTCATCCGCCTGCCCGTATCTCTCAAGGTTGGGAAGCTGCCCATGGAGGTAGCCTTCCATCTTGTGATGGTCGGTTCCCATGCGCAACTGGTACAAGCGATTATCTACAGTCTTCAAAAGAGCTTTGCAGTAGTCGTCCAGTAACTCTAACTGGTCGACCTCCTTGCGGAGCCTCATGACCCGAGGGTCGAGGGAGGCGAGTTCCGCCAATTGGTTCACCGTGACCTTCTGGTGGTTGTCCTTGGCCTCTCGCCGAGCCTTTGCCTTGCTATCGATCTCGACCCGCTTCAGTAGGGTCTTCTTGTTTAGGAGTTTGCGGGCAACGGTGGTCCTGAAGGTCAGGGCATCCAGAAAGATCTTATGGTGGGTTCTGGAGGCTTCCCCGACCTGGCTTTGCTCGTAGTCCAGGCTCTTCAGGAGTTTGGGCAGATCGATTTGCCGGGATGTGATGAAATCCAAGGTCCCCTCTATATCCAGTTTCATCGAGCCTTACGCTCCGTCAGAAACTCTGCCGCTACCTCGGCCTCTACCTTGGCATTCTTTTTGTTCCACGCCTTGAGGAACTCCGAGGCCGGGGCTCCATGATACTCAACCTGAACCCCGTACCGGAACCCGGCAGAACATTCAGAGAGGAGCGGGACCCGTAGGGCCCGGCCAAAGATCTTATGCGTAAAGTCTGCGACCTGTTTCTCCATGAGTTCCTTGCATTGATTATACGCAGCGGGAAGATCCCGGAGCCGCACGCGGTAGACCAGGGCGTCGTGTACCTCGGCGAGGAGGTTGGCCAGCAGATGATACTGGGCCGGTTTGCGGTTGAGAATCGCCATGATGTTCAGGAGGAGCTGGTGGGCAGCCCCTTGAATCGGGCTATTGATCGCTTGGTTCATCGGGTTAGTTGACCGGGAGGTATCGTAGTCGCCGGCTCCTACCCTACGGACAAAACCAAATATGGTGTCTACGTGCCCTTCTCTCTCGGCCTTCTCTCTCATAACCTCGATGAACCGGGCAACGCCTTTGTACTTGGCAAAGTAGGCCCGATGGAACTTGCGTACTTTCTTGAGCGAGGTCTTGACTCCCTTGGCAACTAGGTAGTGATACAGCCCCTCCTCGGACAATCCGTACACCATACCGAAGTGGCAGTTCTTGATGAAGGTTCTGGTCGGCTTATCCCCTTTGATGAACTCCAGGGACCACGCCGGGTTCAGGAGGTTACCGACCAGGCAGTGAATGTCTGCTCTAGGATCACTGGGGTCCTCGGCTAGAGCCGCATCCTGGAACTGCTTCAGGAGGAGCTTGTCCCCGCTGACCTCGGCCAGCATCCTGATTTCAACCTGGGAATAGTCGGCAGATAGAAAGACCCAGAGGTCCCCGTTATCCTCGGCAAAGGAGGTAGAGACTGTATACTCATCTGTGCCGATTAGGATGTCCCGCCACTTGGGATCGCTGACCAGCATGTTCTGGAGGAAGGGCTTCCCATGGAGGTTCTGAAAGTTGATAACCCCCTCGAACCCATCTCCCTTCCCTCCGCAGCGTAGGCGCCCCGTTACGGCGCCCGTAAGGTACCACTTGGCTCTTAGCTCCCCATTGTTCAAACGGGCGCTCTCAGCGTATTTCTTGATATAGGTGCCCTCCATCTTCTCGTAGGAGCGCCACTCTTTGAGGGCATCGAGAAATGGGTGCTCCGCCTCCTGGCTCAGGAGGTCGAGGGTCTGCTTGTCCGTAGCCCGTTCCTTACCGGGTTTGTCATTCACGCAAGGCATCCCCAGTTTGTCATAGAGGATTGCCGCCACTTCGAGGTTGGCTCCGGGGTTGAACTCCGGGTCCCCTGATAGGAGCTTCAGCTCTGTAATCAGTTTCTCGATGCGTTTGGGAACGATACTGACGACTTCCTTGGCATACCTCTCATCGAAAGCGGGGCCTCGGCGTTCCATAGAGGAGATCGTCATGCCCGCCCAGGTGTAGACCTTGAGGAGGGGGAGGGAGATGTGGGGCTCTGTATCCTTCTCGATCTGCTTGGTCAGGCAGGTATCCTGGCAGTTATACCGGATAATCTTTTGCAGGGGGATCTTGCTGAAATCCCCTCCCGCGGTGTACTGGGCGACATACTGCTTGTACCCCGCAAAGAGGGGGTAGTGTTCATCTGCGATCGCCTCCAGCCCATGACTCCGCAGGAAGGTGTACCGGAGGTAATGGGCGTAGGTTGTGTCGTACTCGTACCCCCGGAGTTTAATGCCCGCGGTCTTGCGGAGCCCCCGCTTATCACTCGAACCATAATGGAGGACCTTCTGTATGCTGGGGTCCTCCAGGAACTCCTTCACCAAGGCCAGGTTCCGTTCGATGTACTGAGGGTACTTGTTTTCCGGATGGTAGAGGACCACTGCCCTTGCCTTGGTTGTAGAAGCGGCAAAGCCTACACAGAGTAGGCGGCGGGTCCCGTTTATCTTGGCATCCTCGATATCGACCGAGATGCGTACGCCCTTCTTGGCCTTGGCCCGCATGATATCGAGCCAGTGAGCCACCTCTTTCGGTTTGAAGAGGCCACCATAGTCCGCTTTGTTTAGGTACGCCCAGCGACCCCGGTTCTCGATCAGAAACGGCAGGGCCTTGAGACGGGCCCGGAACTTCTCCAGTTTCCAATCAGCCTTGCCCTGCATAAGGGTCAAAGGGTGGTCGATATAGATCACATGGACCCCGTACTTCTCCGACCAAAATACAGGCTTGGACTTCTTGAACTCCCCTCGGAGGAGTTGCTCCGCGGTCTCGACCCCGACAACGACCCATACCCGCGGGGAATCCCCGAGCTCGTTCAACATCCGGTTCGTATGATGGGAGCATTGCCGCAGCTCAACCTTGGACGGGAGCCGGTTGAATAGTTTGCCATCCCGTTTCTCTACAGGGTGGCACCGTACCACGTACTGCTTTGCGAAATCCTCTTTTGCCAGACCTACCTTCTCAAACTGTTTCCAAAGCCATCGCCAGGAGTCAGAGGCGTACATTTTCTCCTGCTCGATCTCCCGAGCCGCGGGAGCCAGGGACCAGAGGACCACTTTCTTGTCCGCAAGGTTCTTGGTACTGAGGAACTTGAATGGGCTCTTGTTCAGGGGGCATCCCTCGCATCCGAGGAGCCCCCGCTTTGAGACGGAGCCGTCAGGATTGACGACCCGTCCCTTTACCGTTTGGATCTTGGTAGCCTTGCCGCTAAGGAGATCCGCAAGAAGTACTGGCATGTATACCTATCCTACGCTCAGACCGTTGGGGCCCCTGAGAAGTACAGGGCCTGCTTTTTAACCGGCAGCTGGCGGACGTAAAGCCCGCCCAGCTCCAAGTAGTAGTTCCGGACGGCGCCCCAGTACTCCGCGGTCCCGACCAGGGCCTTAGCGAGTCTTTTGGCATCCCTCCAGGTCGCCGCGTAGTGCTTGATAGCGAGGTCCTGTTTTGCTTGGGCCTCGCTCATTTCCCCTTCTCCTCCACCTTGGTCCGGCACATAAGTAGGTGCCAGCCCTTGGCATCCAGTTTGGCGTAGCCGGCTGAGGCCCCCTTTGAGAAGTGGAGTTTGACCAAGTAGTCCTTGTCGGAGGCCGCAGCCTCCAGCATCGGGAGGAGATGGAACAGAGGGAGGTCGAAGGTCACGGCCCCCTTCAACGTGACGTTGCGGAGTACCTCATCGAACTGCCAGGTTTCCCCCTTCACGGTCATCGTCAGGGTCGTTTCCCCCTTCGCTGCGGACAGGAGGACCGGATAGTCGCTGTCCTCACCGCAGCAGCTCTTCAGGCGACCCAGGGCCCGTTGCAGAGCCTCGGCACTACATTGGATCGCCAGGGGCTCGGCCGCAAACTGCTTGAGCAGGTCGGCAATACTGGCGATCTTGCCCGTGAACTGATCGTCGTTGAAGGATCGGAACAGGCTCCCGGAGGGGAAGACCAGCCGACAACCGGAGCGGCTGACCAGCACCTTGGTGGCCTGGGTCAGGAAGGCCGAGAACTCCTCCGGGAGGGGAGTGGTGACGGAGATCCCTTTGTGTTCCCCGGCAAAGTTAATCGCCCCGATCTTCGAGGAGACGACCATGTCTGTTTTCTTGAGGAGATGGACCCCGTTCAACTCCGGTCGGGTAAAGTCGGTGGTGGTATACTTTGCGGCCAGCCCGACCAGGGCGACCAGCTCAGCATCGAGGGAGAGTTCCTTCTCCTCCTGTACAGCCCCGACCTTGCTATAGCCAGAGACCGGGTCAATCCCGATATACTCGGCACGGCGCCGGCCGAGTTTGATTTCCAGGGCAACCCCTCCGGCCTCCTGGGTGTAGGTCAGCGAGAAGGTCGCCTCTTTCTTGGAGCCCTTGGCGAGGTTGAGGAACGAGAACAGCTTTGCCCGATCCACAAAGACCTCGTAGTCCTCCCCGTCCGCGGTTGGTACCGAGACGCAACCTTTGATCTCGCTCGCCAGCATGAGCTGAAGCGATTTCTTTTTGGCTACGATCTTAACGATTTCGCTACTGCGAACGCCAGACCGTGCCGGGACAAGGTTCAGTACCTCGATTGCCCCTAGTAGCTGATGCGCATTTACCTGCACTATTTTGCCCTCCCGATGGCCGTCAGAAACTCATTGCGAACCGTATCCTGCGTGAATACCCCGCGCAGAGCCGTTGTCCGGGTGATCCCGGTTTTCTTGACCCCGCGAACGCTCATACAAGTGTGGAGGCAATCCAGTACCACCCCGCAACCGAGGGGCCCGACCGTATCCTGGAATATGTCCACGATCTGTTGCGACAACCGCTCCTGGACCTGAGGCCGGGCCGCGAGTACGTCGATGAACCGGGGCACCTTGGATAACCCGACGATCTTGCCATTGGGGACGTACGCAAAATGGGCCTTCCCAACAAACGGCAGGAGATGGTGGCTACAGAAACTGGTGACATCCAGATCCATGACAGTGACCATCTGATCGTAGCTCCCGCTGGTGAAGCTCCTCTCCAGGATCTTGCGCGGGTCGATCTTGCAGCCCACAAAGAACTCCCGGTAGGCCTTGACAACCCGGTTCGGGGTATCCTCGGTGTGTTCCTCGTAGTCCTCCGGGGCAAGGCTGTCCCCTTCGTGCAGAGACTCCAGCATCCCGCGGAGCCCCTCGGCTATCATCCGTTCCCAATGTCCGGCCGGCTTTGGTTTATCTTGCATCACTCCCTCTTTATACCCCCGAAATTTCAACCGCAAACGGGGCTCCTTGCGATTGTACTGGCCCGTCCGGCGGTTGGATACCCTCCGGGGCCTCAGATTGTTTATACGCGATCCTAGAGCAGGGTGCTCTGAAGGGAGTACTTCGGGCTCTGTTTTGCCCGGAGGTTGGAGTACTCCTGGAAGGATTGCATATTGAAGGCGTTCCGATATCGGTAGTCAGTCCAGATCTGTTTCCAGGACATCTTGAGCTGTTTCCTTTTGGCGTCGAATCTCGCCAGGAGATTCGGTTCAACATGGTCCCACCCATCCGGCTTTGCGGGCTTACCAGCCCGGAGCTCGGCAACGGTGCGGAACCCCATCACCAGCTTTAGTACTCGACCGTTCCCGGTATCCGGGAGGAAGAGGACCCCACGGCGTTGGCCATCGAGCCAGGAGGTGGAGTCAACCGAGTACCACGGGTACTCGAACATCAGGTTCCCGGTCTGGGCCAGCCCATGGAGAGCGACCCCATGCTTGGCGGCGATGTTGTGGACCCGATCATACAAGCGCCGGAGATTCGGGCCTGTAGCGAAGGAGCGGCTGGTCTCGGTCTGGAAGGGCTTTGCGACCGCAATCAAGGGGTACCCCTCGTCTATCATCCGGTGGAGCCAATCGAGGCTGTCGTTGCCATGATAGACCGGGGTTGCCAGGTACCCCCGTTCCTGGAGGTAGGTCGTCGCATCTTGGGAGGTCTTGGCATCCCGCTGGTAGTCCATGGTGGCGTACCAGTCCAGGCGGCTCTTGAAGGTATCGAGGAACTTGCAGTATCCGGCGATAAAGGGCTTGACGTCCTTCCACTTGAGCCCCGGCTTTTGCTGGAGGGTAAACGCCCCGGAGTCCAGGAAGACCCCGACCCCTCGCTGAAAGAGGACCTCAAAGTTAGCCTCTTTGAATCCGCGGTGCAGATAGGAATAGTAAGACACGCACCGATGGGTGATCGGCACCACTGTACAGTGCTCGCTCTCGTCGATATAGTGCCCGCTAAAATAGATGATTGGCCGCGGGTCGTTATCCCTGCGGCCGATCCAATCGAGCTGTCGGAACTTCTTTGGCATTAGAGGAGCACCTTCTGGTACCGGGCCCCATGGAACTTGAAGGTGCCGGCGTCAATGGATTCCTGGAGGACCCGCACGTTATAGATGCAGCGGGTCTGGTAGTCGGTTAGGAGGAGCTGGTCCGTCATCCCGTAACGCCGGGCTACAGCCATCAGGCGTTTCTTGGTCTGGACATCGAGAGCCTCCCAGTCCGGGCTCCTGTATTTCTTGTTGGGGTTCTGCTTCTTATCCTTGAGGATCTGAGGCCCAATGTATACGGCGTTGATCCGGCCATGAACCGCATCGATATCGAACAGCTGCCCGTTCTTGCATCCGGCCAGCCAATTGGTCGAGTCAACGGAGTACCAAGGGTACGAGAACATAAACTTGCCCGTCTGGGCCAGCCCATGCAAAGCGCACTTGTACGGTTGAGCCAGGTGGTGAACCTGATCGTACACCGTCCGCAGATCCTTCCCAGTCAGCCAGGACTTCGGGGACCAGAGCTTGCCGGGCTTGGCGATCGCAATGAGAGGGAACCCGGTATCGAGGAGCCGCTTGAACTCGGTTATCGGGTCGTTCCCATGGTAGACCGGGACCGGGTAGTAACCCATTTTCTGCATCATGTGATGGGCTTCCCAGGAGGTCGCGGCATCCCTCCTCCAATCAAGCCCGGCGTACCAATGGACTTTGTGGCGGTAGGTATCGAGGAACTTGCAGTACCGCTCGGCGTAAGCCCGTACCGTTTCCCAGGTACAGTTCGGATCTGACTGGAGGGTAAACGCCCCGGAGTCCAGAAAGACCTTGATGCCATGATTGATGGCAAAGTTAAGGGCGTTCTTGACTCGATGCTCCTTCTCCCAGTAGCAGTAGCTCATGCAGCGGTGGGTCCATCCCGTTTCCTTATGGAGCTGCTCCTCCGCCGAGAGGATACCGGATTCCTTGTCACCCATGATTCCATGATTGCCACTGAAGTACAGTATCGGGCTCGGGTCTGTTCTCTTACGCCCTTCCCAGTCAACCTTGCCAGATAGTTTCTTACGAGTCATGCCTCACCTTTTCGAATTCTATTTTGATGTTACCGTCATCGTCCTCCAGCCACTCCCATTCATAACCGCGAGCGGCCTCTAGCCGGAGTTTACGAAAGATGAGCTGGAAGTCAGCCCCCAAGGAGCTGCAGTATTTGCGGAGGGCCTCCAGGGTGGTTCCCTTAACCACTTTATCAAAACAGGCCCGGACCAGGGAACCTTTTGCGAAGGGGTGCTGCTCTCCTTTGCGGCGGGGCTTGGTCTTCTCCTTTAGGACCTTATGTTGTTTGAGGAACTGGAGGGCTAGGTGCCGGTTGCGTTCGCTCAGGCGTAGGGTCTTTGGCATACTCTCCTCTGTCCAGAATTGGCAGACCCGGCGATCCGGGCATAGCTTAAAACAGTCTACATGGCCTGGGTCGTACCCTTTGGCGAAACAGCATCCAGGGTCCTTCTCCATCAGGAGGTAGCAGGCATGGCATACTTGGGTGTCCGGGAAGTACCGGAACAGGATCACGTCAGTCTCTGTATAGGCCTTGTGGCACAGGATACAGGAGCGGTTCTTGACCGCTCCTGTCCATCCGAGTTGCTTTGCGTGCCGGCTTTCCATCTCTATACCGAGGCGTGCCGGAGATACCGCAGGTCCTCATAGGTGATACCAACCGAGTTGAACAGAGCCCGGAGGCGTGGGAAGAAAGGGGCCAGGGTTCGCTCAGGATCGACCGGGAGGGAGTCGGGGCTGAACATAATGGCCTCTATCAATCGGGCGTCCTCAAAGGGAGCTGTAGCGAGCAGGCGCTTCATAGAGACCTCGCTCTCAAAGGTGCGCATCATGTGGTAGCTGACATTGATGTCAGTCTGGCAGGCGGCGACCAGGGCCCGCCCCTGTTTCCTTGTTTGATGGGGTTCCCCTTCCCGGGCTCCAGCATCGAGGGCTTGGATGGTGAGGTCGCACATCTCGATTTTCTGGCGGCGGTAGGCGTGAGCGATAAAGTCTTTGAACCTGTTATGCAGGGCGGTGTACAGGTAGGTGTTGAACTTGGCCTTACCGTTGGGGTCCCATGCCTGTACGCACTTATGGAAGACTAGGTAGCCGATGGCTACGAGATCCTCCGGGTCACATGCGTTTCGTTCCTGGGCAGGAACGTGTTTCCAGTACTTGAAGGCAAGCGCCTTGATCTGGTGGGAGTGCTTCTCTAGGGTCGGCTCTATGGTAGGTGTGGTTGCCATTACTTTGTTTCCCTTACGTTCTTGAAGAATCGGTGGCTCTGCTCCTCGACGTACTCCATTTCGTACTCGCGGCAGAAGGTTGCGAACTCGGACATCAAAAGGTTCTTAACCCTCCGGCTCATGACCCGCCCTGTATCGGCAAGTAACGGGGTCACCTGCTTGGATAGGAGGGCCTGGCTGGCCAGGGGGAAGAGAGGGTAGGAGAACTGCTTTGGGATCTTGCTGAGGTGGTAGGCCTTGCGGACATCCGGCCAGGCCTCCTCCAGCTTGGGGTACTTACGCCGAACCGCCTTGGGATGCTCCGCCCAAGTTTCCAACCGCGGGTCCACCCCATCCTCCAGCATCGTAAGAGCCGTCTTTGGCCCGACCCCCTTCAGGGGTTTAATGTTGTCGCTGGTATCCCCTGCCAGAGCCCGGAGGCTGAGAAACTTCTTGGGGGTAACCCCGGTAGCCTGGAGGACATCCTGTGGTCCAAAGATCTTGGCCCCGTCCTTGCTGGGGATGAGCTGGAGGAGACCCGGGCGGAGGAGCTGGTGGAAATCCTGATCCTTGCTGTAAATGATGACGGTGCCGACATCTGAGCGTTTGCTCAGTTTATGGGCGAGAACTCCTATCACATCGTCGGCCTCCAGGGCCGGCACGCAGAGCTGAGGCCAGCCAATGATCGACAGGAACCGATACAGTTCCGGCAGCTGGGAGTCAGCCCGTTCCATCTTGGGGTCCCGGACCCGGTTCGCTTTGTACTTATCGCAGTACTCCTTGCGCCATATCGGCGGGGTCTTGACCCGGTTGCCTTTATCAAAGGCCATGGTCCCTTCCCAGGCCACCACCACATCTGCCTGTGGGACCGCCTTGTCAATATCTAGGAGCATGACCGGTACCCCGAACAGGATACTGGTGGGTTGCCCCGTTGAGGTCGCCAGATCCGGGTGCCCAAAGTGGGCCCGGTATACCAAGTTCTTTGCGTCTACGATCACCACGGTTCTCATTGCATCCCCTTTATCCTGAGGCGGGTTCTCTGCTCGTAGACCCAGGAGTATCGAACCCCGCTGGTCAGAACTGCCTCTAACTCATCTTCGGTCATATCATCGGCTTGCTTGGTTGGAAACTTGGCCGGCACGATCACTTGCAGCTTCTCCCGGACCAGGGTGTCAGCGATGACCAGAGCCTTCTCGAGCCCGACCTTATCCGGGTCCGGGAGGAGGAGGACCTTCTTCCAACCGGCTTTGTGTAGTTGCCAGAGTTGACTCGCTGACAGGCTGCTCCCATTGATCGCAGCGAAGCCGGCATCCTTCTCAAAGTTTCTCTTGCGGAGGAGGCGTTCCACTGCCAGGGCCTTGAAGATCCCCTCCGCGAGAATCAGGGGTCCCGCGGAGTCCGTAGGCTGACAGTTCCAGAGGCTCTTGGTCCCGAAACTGTTTAGGTACCGAACCTTGCCGAGCCCGGAGAAATCCCTGTTCACGGTACCGAGGAAGTAACCCTCATACGTCACCGGGATAACGATGCGGTTGCGGTATCGCCCGGTCAGGGAGGCCCCGATATAATGCCGCTTCATCTGGGCGGAGGAGATACCCCGCTTCAGGAGGTAACGCTTTGCATCCCACAGTTCCAGATCTGAGGACTTGCAATCATGGAGCAGAGTGAAATCATCTGGGAGGGTCGGCTCCGGCTCTGCCTCTTTCCTCGCCGTTTCCTCAGTCTCCAGCCGGAGGGCCCCGACCTCCATGCGTAGCTGAGCAAGTACCTTCTGGATCGTCTTGCGGCCCGACTTCCAACCACAGTTGAAGCAGTTGCCCTTATTTGTTTTGACGTTGATCCCCAGACGGTAGCGGGTATCGTCGCACCCTGGGAACGGGCAGCAGAGGCTGATCTCTGCCGGATCGGAGGTATGCCTCCGGAACTCTAATCCCTTGAGGGCCAGGGTCTCCAGAATCCGCATGGGTTACCCCTCCACCAGCTGGAAGGTAACGGTGCCCTCCTCATTGATCGACCAGGATTTGCGCCCGTACTTACCCCGTTGAAATACCCGCCGGCGATCCATGATGGTCAGCTCCAGCCCGGATTGCGCCCGGCAGTAGTCGAAGGCATCGATAAGATCCGAAAGAGTCTCCAGGATACGCCCCGGTTCGTTGGTTGGAAAGATATCGAACAAAGTGGGTTTCACGCTACATCCTCCCCTGCGGGGTAGTCCTCAGAATCCCGAGCAGTTCTCTTTGCCATTTCGTAGGTAGCCTGCCGATCATAGATGCACATACGTCCCTTGTCTGTCATGATATTGGTGCCCACAAACTGCTTGCCCAGTTTGTTGCCCATAACGTACACATAGATACTTTCATCACCCCAGTCCCCAACGCCCAGACCCAGAGCCAGGGAGACCTTGCGGGCCTTGCTGATATCCTCGGCGAGATCCTCCCCTGTCAGGAGTTTCTTGGCCATCGTATCCCGGCGAGTTTGAGCCGCAGTCCAAAGGTAGATGTCCCACTTGGCCGCTAGTTTACGCAGGTCCCGGTAGATCTCCGCAAACTCGAACCGGCGATCCTTGCCCCCATTCCTGGAGACCAGCTCGTCATCGTAGTCAATGAATACGGCGTCATAGATCTGCCCGTTATCTCGCCCGTCCTCTATGAGCTGTTCCACAAACTGCACGGTGACCATCTGATCGGTGCCGTCATAGATCTGGAGGTTGCCCTTCACCAAAGACTTGTAGCGGGAGTGGCGCCTCCTGAGCGTTTTGAGCTTCTCCCTGAGCTGATCGATAGGGACGAACGAAGTCGCAGCGTCTAGGCGGTCCTCCACTAAATCTAGGGGGTCCTCAAGGGTTACCCACAGGACCTTCAAACCCTGAAGAGCGTAGGCAAGTGCGATCCACAGGAGGAACAGGGACTTGCCCCGTTTCCAAGGGGCCGCAATCAGGCCAACGTGTTTACGTCCGATACCTCGGACCAGGGCATCGAGTTGATCGATGAAGAAGGCGGGGACCTTATCATCATTGAGAATTGCCCGGCGATCGATGCGGCCTTCCAGCCCCTCGAAGTAGTCGATCACCGAGCGGCGGACATCGTTGTCTACGTTTACTGCCTTCTGGCATATCTCTCGGAACTTCTCGGTATCGAGGTCGTCCATTTCCGACAGGGCCAGCATCTCCTCCACCGCGGAGGCCATACTGCTCGCCAGCTTGAAGCCCTGGATTGATTCAGCGATGGCCCGGTGGTTGGCGGAGGGGGTGGAGACCATCCGCCTTCCGAATCGCATCAGGGCCTTACGCCGGTCGTCCGTATACTTGGACACCCGCGCATGATCCTTGAGGGCCGGCAGGAGCAGTTCCCCTATCGGTTCGCTGTACTGCTCGTAATGCTGGAGGGCCTTTGCCGAACAGACCCACCGCTCATCTCCGAGCGCATCCTTGCCCCGAGGTTTGAAATCATCGGGCTTTAGGTAGGAACCAAACTGACGGAGGAACTGCCGATCCTGCACGAGCAGCAAGGTTACCTGTTCTAGGAATACTGTGTCGTTAAGAGGGGATTTCATTTGCCGAGTTTAAGCCAGGGGTTGCCGCGGTAAGGCTTGGAGCCGACCCCTGTTCCTTTATCTCCGATTCTCTTGCGCACCTGCTGGAGGTAACGCCGATAGTCTGCGACCATGGTCCCTTCCGGGAACCCGCCTAGCTTGGCGCTACGGGCCGAGTTATTGAGGATCTGTCTGAGCTGCTGATCGCTGTTCCAGGCTGAGAGGTTCTGCCCTTGAGGGTACTGCTGACTGACGTAAGCGTTGATACTCTTCACGGCGAGAGGCCCACAGAGGCGGGCTATGTTTATCCGCTGGTACTGGGAGGAGGGGACCGACCGGTACACTACCAAAAGAAGTTCCGTCAAAGGGAGACGATGACGGAGTTGCAGCCCCCGGAGGGTTAGGAGCCGGATGAGGTTGTCAGTGGAAGGGGCCTTCCACCGGATGGGTTCCCAGCCGTACTCGACGATACGGTGGACCGATTCTAGGGCTACCAGAAATCTCTCATGGAATTTCTTTGCTATCGCTCTCTCTACCTCCAGCTGTCTGGTCTGGAGTTTAAGCACAGGAATGTTTGCGGCACCGGTCATCATAACCTGCCTTTTCGTTGGGTATTTGCAGGAGGAGCGTTCGGATAACGGCACCTGCGATGTGGGGGTAATGTGATTATACGCAACTGGGGGTACCCCGTCAACTATTTCTTTCTCTTTGTGTAATAGTTTTCCCGGTTGCGTTTCGAGCCAATTGTTCCGGGCCTCCCAGCCAGGAATCCGCCTGGGTCTAGCCGACCCTGTGCCTGATATCCAGTTCTCAGGAAGGGTTTCTCCTCTCGGTACTCCGGCAAGAAACCAAAGGGAAAGCCGGCGCTTTAGCGCCAGGCTGGGGGACGGAGGGACGTGCGCTAGCACGGCACGGAGTTCCCCGCTTGTATGTTTTCTTTGTTCCGAGGAGAGCCCAGAAAATGGCTCGATATCCGGCTAGGAAGGCGGGGTGATTTAAGGGGGATATATTGGGGACCCTTTAGGGGTCCCTAATCATATATCCCCTTAACCCTGCTCCTTGCCGGAGCCATTAGGGGCTTGGGGGATTGGAAGGGGGTTTCCGCCGGCGATTAGCTGGTGAAATCCTTGAGCAGCTGCTTAGCCTGTTTCAGGCAGGCCCTCGGTTCCAGGCTCTTGGAGGCAGTGACCCAGATCCCTTCTCGGCGGAATGCGGTTCTCCGGCTGTTGGTTGCCCGGACCAAGGGCGGAACCTCCTCGGCGCTCCCGTAGTCCGGGCTCATCTCGTACCCCACATCGAAGTAGAGGAACCCGTTCTTGCCCTGGAGGAGTCGGGTGGCCCTCCCAAACTTCTGGAGGCAGTCATTCTTGTTGCCGAGGCAGGCCCCATCTATCACACAGTTTATGCGCGGTATATCCGCGCCCTTCTTGAGAACCCGGTTCGAGATTATCAGGTCGATCTTGCCCGCAAGAAAGTCTTTCTTGGCCGTGTTTCGTTTGGTCCGATTTACTGCCCCGTACAATAGAGCATGAGGGATGTCGCTCAACCGCTCCGAGAGCTTCTTCAGATGCTTTACCCGATCCACCAGGAGCAGTACAGCCCGTCCGTCCGCAACGCAGGCCCGGGTCAACTCCTCCAGCGTCTTGTTGAACCGTTTGGAGCCAACCGTGAAGGTGGTGTAGGGGTCCTTCCCAGCCTCGATTGCCTCCCCCATATTGCGGGGATCTAGCCGAACCTGGAGGCAAACTCCTGGAGCCAGGTGCCCATCAGCCACAGCCCTGGCGTACGGATACCGGAACAGTACCGGGCCACAGAGGCGGTAGGCCTTAGCCGCGATGAGCGGGTTATCCAGCCCCAAGGTGGCAGTGAACCCGTAAACGGTTTTCGGCTGGATCGAATCGAGGATAGCGTTGCTACGTTTGCCGAGGAGATCGTGAAGCTCGTCCAGGAGTACGACCCGGAGCGTACCGAACCACTTCTTGTACGCCGCTTTTGTCCTATGCTTTGCCAGGGTTTGAATGGTGGCAACGGTGATCCGCTCCACCTTGAAAACGCTATCCCCCACCATCCCGATCTTTTCCCCAAGGATCTTCTCAAAGGACTCGCGGGCCTGATCGAGAAGGTTCAACTGATCGACCACGAAACAGGCCGAGCCCTTGAGCTGGGAAAGGAACATCGCCGCAATAACGGTCTTTCCAGTACCGGTCGCATTGAGGATCAAGCCCCCGGTAGCGGAGCCCCGGATCATAGAGAGCACGGCGTCCTTCTGATACTGGAGGTCCTTGAGGACCACTGAACCCTTTAGCCGTGGGATCTCCCGAAACTTTGGGGGCTCCCGGTAGTCGGAGATGCGGAGGAGGATGCCGGCTTTCTTGAGGCGACCCTCCGAGGCCAGGAGGAGCCCGGTCGATATCCCACCACGGTTATCTAGCATCTTGATCTTGCCGTCCCAAACTCCGCGGCGGTAGATCTTGGAGAACCAAGCTCCCGGCAGCGGTAACCAGAACAGGCGCTTCAGGATATCATGGGCTTTCTTTTTGAGCCAGCGGCGCCCAGTGAATACGGACTCCCGGTTGAACATGTCGACCGGGAGGGTGATGGGCTTGAGGATCTCTTTGCGGTTCCGCTGAGTCATATTGAGATTGTACCAGTTTAAGGCAGATGCCTATTCTGCTCTAAGGTTAGATTTTCCTTGCCATTGAAATCGACCTCGTATAGGCTCAAGGCATGGACGACTCAAAACAGAGATGGTATACCAGAGCCGAAACGATTCTGGTCATGGATAGCTTACGCCGTAGTGCCCGGAGCCACTGCATATCAAGGACGGAGGAGGTCGCAGTACTCCTTTTGAACGGTAGTTCTACCCCAGTGGTCATGTTTATAAAGGCCACCCCGGACCAGGTGGATATTGACCCGGATCTCGCCGAGATGTGGCAGAGGGGGTATTGATGGCTATGGAAATAGTTGGGATCGCCGCGGGCACCCTGGTGTTCGGCCGGCTCCTTTACCTTGGGGCCAGGCTCCTGACCCTGGGTCGGGACAAGGCCGGGATCTGGTATATTCTGGGGGCATGGTGCGTAACCCAAGGGGATACCGCCCGGTACCATGACCGTCAACTCGACAAGAACATTGCCCGTATAAGGAAGGCCAAATGCCTCAGTACATCATTCTCCGTCTCTCCGGCTCCCGCTCCCATCACTTTGCGGTCCACCTCCGGGGATGCAAAGATATTCCCCGGCAGTTTCGAGCCGGGCACTTTACTTGCTCGGCTAGCGATACAGATGCGTTTGTGGAAAGCCCGGACCCGGAGACTGCTGTTGCCCGGGAACTCGACCTCCAGGACGGAGAGCTACGCCAGCAAGGATTCGTAGAGGGAGACTTCCAGATCCTCCCTTGCACGCGCTAACAGATCCCCGGCGATTCCTCGGATTCGGGGCTACACGCGATCCAAATAACGAAGGGGTACCCTTGGGTACCCCTTTCCCTTTCCCAGCGTCTTAGAGGGTGAGACCGGGGTCCCATATGGTTGTCTGAGCCTGGGTCAGGGGATCTTCTGGATAGAAAACAGGGGCAGAGCAAAAGCCGGGGATATCTCGGCGGCTCCCAATGCATTGGATTGCGGTCGAGTACAGCCGGTACTGACAGACCTGTTCCGGGGTCACATGGGAGGCTCCCCAGTTTGGGGGCACGATACCTCCGGCCTTGAAGGCTCCAGCCACCAGCTCCGAGCAGAACAAGCGGTTGTAGTCCGCCTGATTGAGGAGCCGGTGGAAGAGGGGTACTGCGTTAAGGGCTACCCCGACAACCTGCCGATAGTCGTACGCCCGCCCCACGTGGGAGAGCAGGAAGGAGGCGACCGCCTGTTCGTTGAGGATCGACCGGGCCTGAGTGGATAGGGGGAGCCACCAGACCCGCCCCTGTTCTTTGTACTCCTCCAGCCGCGGCATGAGGTCATTGATTTGCACGCCGGTCTGATCCCGGTACAGCGTGGTGGACTCCACGAGGAAGGGCCGCCCGTTCCGGTACCCTCCGACCATGGCAACGTGCGTAACCGGGTTCCAAGTGGCAACCCGGATGAGATGGGAGAAGAAGCCTTTCATCCCTCCAAAAGCGAAAACGTCGCCAACCTTTGGCGCGGTCGTGAGTTTGTTATACATGGCGCTCCGTGGTTTATTATCGGCAACGATACCGGGCGCCAGTAGCCCCGCTTTTCAGGTACACAATTTCAAGGGCGATCTGGGAAAGCCGGTAAGCCGAGAGGGGGCTGGTGACCTTGGCTCCAAAGTACCACCCATTCAGTACAAGCTCTGCCGGGTCCCAAGGCAACCCCGTATCGGGATTCGTGCTGAAGAGGAACTGGTGGATCTTGTAGTCGCTCCCGCTCAGAGATTGAGCGGTCGCATAGTAGGAGGAACCGGCGTCCTTATGGGCCACCCCCTGATGGGAACAACCTGAGAGGCAGTATGCCTCCAGATTGACCGCCAGGGCCAGGACCGTTCCGTAGGAGCGGAGGTTCTGCATGCGCAAGTAGCACTCGTCGCTTACCGTGGTCGAGATGTAATTCGTGTTGCCGTTCGGGAACTCATTGCCAACACTGGGGAAATCCTGCCGCTCATACAGCCGCGAGTACATATTGGAACCGGAGTCCGGCACAAAAGAACCGGCCTCCTGATCGGCGGGGGCCCCGTTGAAGGGCCAGAAGGTTGCGACTTGGATATCCCCCAGCCAGGCCTCCGCTACCGTATCAGTCCAGACGAAGTAGTTGTCCCATAGGATTGCGTTGAAACCAAACTGAGCCCAGTATTGCCCGACCCTGGAGATGCCGGCCGCCCCCGCGAGGAGGCTCGCTGCGGGCTCGCTTATTACGGTGACCCCATTGACGCGGACCCAGATTCCTGTAATCTGCCCCCAGCATACTTCCACCCGGCGGAATTCCGATTGGACCAGGATGCCCGCAGCGGATGAGGCCAGGAGGGTTCCCGTGAACTGGGCTCCTGTACCCCGCCACACCTCTATGCGGCCATCGGTACGAACAGCAACCCGGGTCTGCTTTGTATAGGTGCTGAGGATAAGCCCAGAGAGGACCAGGAAGTCGCCGTCTGTTAGGAAGGTGCCGCCCGTACCATGGGCCAGCTTGAGATCCATGCTGGCATAGCTGTAGGTGGTTGCCACCGCTACATCCGTCCAGGCCTCTCCGAACGCGTTGTTCATGGAGCCAGCGGAGTAGTCGGACAAGTAGGAGTCGTCGTAGCGGCCGGCCTCCCGGAGTTGCTGGTCAAAGGTCGTTCTGGATATGTACTTCTCTGCAATCAGGGCGGGGCTTATGGTCCGATAGTGGTCAAAGCCATCGCAAAATATAGGCGTGATAGCCATCAGCCCCGTCCCTTGATCGTAGCGGTCCCGTTACTGCCAGGAGAAGTCGAACCCACCTGGAGGATATCGATGGTCAGGAGGTCATCGACTTCCAGGGTGACCGGGTTTGTGATGAACCCGTTATAGGTCATGACTGTAGAAGTGCCGGCAGGGTACACCAAGGGGCTCGTCAGGATGCTGACTCCGTTGCGTTTGATATCGAGCTCGATATCATCCCCAGCCGGGGCATCGGTAAAGTGAACGGCGATGTTGTCGCAGACCATCCGGGTTCTGACTACCTTGGCGTTTCCAGGGGCTGAGAGAACCTCCAGCCCCGGATTCGTGAAGCCAGGGATATCGGTGGCGAGTTCCCACTGGATCTCCAGAGGAGCGGAGTTGCTACGCCGGCGTAGGCTGGCGATGAGCCGAGCCATCGCGGTCATAGCATCCCGTTGCTGTACTTTGTTGGAGGCCTTGACCCGGTATAGGAGGCTGTACTTCTTCTCCTCGATTAGCTCGACATTCTCAACGGTCAGCTCAGAGGGTACCGAGTAGCCTGCCGTGAAGGACGGTAGGTTGATCGTAACCACCATGCCCGGCTCCCAGCCGAATACATGGGTCTCGAAATCGATCTCAAGCCCCATATACTTGAACTTTGCCAGGAGTTGAAGAGCGATCTCCCGGAGGGTGTCCTCATCCGTAATGTCCCCGGCATCATAAACATCTTCGTACACCCCGGAACCCTCTTCTACTCCGGCTCGAGCGGCGATCTCTGCCGCATCCTCTTCGTAGATGGGGCCAGGGGCCTCGCTCGTGCTCGTGAAGGAGACCTCCAGGGTCGAGCCATCAGCAGGAGGAGTGTACGCCGTCCAGTTCCAGTAGAGGTCCAGGTCCCCAGCCGTAACCTGCCGATACTTCCAGCCGGCTACTGGGGTCTCGCCGTACATATAGTACGGGATGTCTACGCCGTTCAACCGCAGGCGGGTAATGTTGTTAATACGCCCGCTATAGTTGATGTCGGTGAGCAGGTAGTCGCTGAAGAGTACCGGGAAGGCCCCGCCCACGTTGGTGGGCTTTGTGTAGGTCAGCACCGTAGTCGTGGTGGTCGGCGGCAGGGTGACCATGATGTACTGCCGGTTGCGGTACAGACCCCGGTCGAGAGTCACCCGCATATCCCGCCAGGATTCCCCGTTCGGGCCGGAGTCATCCTCTGTGATATCAATCGGTGCGGCAACTACGTTGGGAGTGCTGTAGAAGTAGAGCCTCCGGTAAGCATCGATTCTCCAGTTCTGATTGGTCGCGGCTCCGAGTTCGTCCAGGCAAACCTTCAAGGGCTTCCACTTGAAATCCATGTTGCCAAGAGTGATGCCCGGGTCCCCTTGAGAGATCCAGGTTATACCCTCCGGCGCCAAGTACAGGAGGGCCAGGTCATCCATGATGGCCGTGAAGTTGCCATAGGTCGCCCCATCATAATTCTTGGTGACGATCCTCCGGGCGAGGCTGTAGGCGTAACCTACACAGCGGCAATCGAACCAAGTTTCTGTCGCATTAGTGGTGGGGTTCTTTGTGCGGACCGTGTTCTCGATACTGCCACCAAAGATGCGGAGCCAGGAGGTTCCTCCCTCCGGCAGGTGCAGCATAACGACAGGCTCCCCTGGCTGGGGAGCGATAAGGTTGTCGTCATCAAAGAGCTGGAAGGAACCCTGGTCGTTGAAGTTCAAAGGCTGCTGGACATTCCAGGTACTCTCCCGGAGGTAGTCTGTCCTATTGACCCCGTTGATATAGAGGCCGAACCGGCTGATCTCCGGGTCCAGATTCACGACCGTACCGGTCAGGCCAAAAGCCACGGAGGAGGGGATGCCAGCGGTGCCGGCAATAACGCAATCGACCGAGCCTCCAGAGCCGAACGCTACAGAGGAAGCGATACCACCGACCCCGGACTCCACGACGAGGTAGACCCCGGCAGGAGCCGCGCTCCCATCTCCAAACGCCACGGAGGAGGGGATACCCGCGGAGCCCTCTATATTCAACCCGAGGGAACCCCCGGAGCCAAACGCCACGGAGGAGGGGATACCTGCCGTTCCATAGATATCCGCCAGGGTTCCGTCAGCCCCAAAGGCTACAGAGGAAGCGATACCTGCCGAGCCCGTTACATACTGCGGGCCCCAGACCTCCCCATCCGCACCAAAGGCGACCGAGCTTGGAATACCGGCAGAGCCGACCAAGCCCAGCCCATCATTCGCTACAGTACCCCCGGAACCAAAGGCCACAGAGGTGGCGATACCGGAGGCCCCGTACACAAGGATTTCGTTCCCTTGCATAACGCATTCAATGGCGAGCTGGGAGAAGCGGGCGATTGCCCCCTCTCCCAGTGTTACCGCCTCGATTGCGAGTTGCGAGAACCTCGCGTTAGGGTTTGCCCCATCCGTCACCACCTCTATGGCGAGATGAGACAGCCGAGCTGTATTCGCATCGCCTGAAGTGACGACTTCTATGGGGGTCTGAGATACGCGTCCAGCCATTAGGTCCGCCTTACACTTCTAGCTTGTAGCCAAACTCTGCCCCGTTTAGATCAGCCCGGACCCAGGCCGCTGCGGTCGAGGGGTCCGTGTCCCACTGATGCCTATAGTAGGCGTAACCGGAGGTAATGGGGTTTGTGGCGCTGTCGTAATTGGTGCTGCCGATCCGGGTGGTCAGTTTAATTTCCCGGGTTCCCGCATCGTCTTTGCGGGCATACCCGTTGGCAACCACGGCCAGGATGGAACCGGAGGTCGAGGGGACGTCCCCGGTGGCAAACAGATCTCGGTGCCCAGCGGTGCCGCTGCTGTTATAGGTGCTGTCGTCATCCGGGGTGGAGTCATCCACATTTTGCCAATTCGACCCCGTATTCGGAGTGAACTGGGCGGAGTTGCCGGCCCCGGTAGGATAGACGGTTTGAATGTTGATCTCGCCGGCGTAACCACCATCATAGAGGTACAGGTCGTCAATATCCACATTGATGCCGGCACTGTTGCCGATATTGACGTTGTCGATAACCCCGGAACCACCGTTGCGGGTATCAGCCCCGGTACCGGTCACGCCGAGGGTTCCGACAGATCCGTTGACCAGGATCTCGTATTCCCCGGTGGTATCGTGAATGACCACCTTAATCTGGAGGTAGTACCAGATATTGGCCGCGAGCCCCGCAGAAGCCGTTGCCAAGGTCGTGCCGTTGCGAGTGATCTGGAGCCGGTTCGAGGAGTCAAGCCGGACGTCAATATGAACGGTCGTGCTCTCCCGGAACTTGAAGAGGGTAGTGTTACTGGTGGCGGTGGTTGTCCGGAAAGCGATGCCCATATAAAGGGTGCCGTAAGTAGAGCCCAGCGCCCGGTTGAAGTCTACGCTGCCACCCATACGGCAATAGAGTCCATTACCGTAGCGACCAGTCCCACTCGTTGCAGCGGCCTGGACTACGGTGTACCCCTTCGCAATCATCTGAGTGGAACTGGTGACGTTGTAGTGGTCGAAGCCATCGACCCAGAGAAACGGAATTGCGGCCATGATGGGTTCCTTTCAGCCTAGAGCTTGAAGATCTTGTTCGAGTCGTTCGGCCACGCGATGGTGATGTTGCTGCCGTTGGGAGTAACCGGCAAGCCAGTGTAGTTGTCGATATAGGCGATGAGGAAGGAGGTCGCCTCCACCCCGGAATCTTTGTAGATGACCAGGGCCTCCGAGGGATCACCGGTCACGCTGGTGAGGGTCGCATCTGCCGCATCCGCTACCCCTCCAGTGATGGTCTTGCTCGCCAGGTTGCTGGAGGTAGCGACCCGGGCCCCGACAGGGATGTCGTCGAGCGCCTCATCCGTGGCGAGGTTGACCGTATAATCCGCTGCATCCACTAGGACCGCTTTGATGTTGTCGCTATCCCAAGCGATGTCGCCTCCCAGAAAGTGCTCCAAGCCGAGGGCGTAAACTCCGGTTGCCATAATCTGTAATCTCCTTCGAGTTGATAATCGGTCCAGGGGACTTTGGTCTGCCTTGGGGGTATCGATACCCCAAACGGACAAAGCGATCGCGTGGAGCCCCGTTTCCACGCGATTGCCGCAGGGTTTAGATGTTCACGCCGCCAGCTCTCCAGGTAGACATCATAGTGTTGGCTACCTTTCCCGCATCGGCGTTGTTTACCGTGACGTTTAGGTTGAGGCCTCCCGCACCGCTCCCCATATCCACCGGGAGGTAGGTCTTCGGATCGACCCAGCGGCCGTTATACCAGATGGCATTCGAACGGGCAGAGCCTCCGGGATTCGATCCAGCGGGAGAGCCCCCTCCTACCGAACCCACCTGGGAACCGAGGGTGTTCGCAGTATCGTTTATGTCGGACAGGAGGGTCCTGGAGTAGGAGGCGAACCCGGAGGAGGCGCTGTTAGCCGCTTCCGCCGTTTTGCGTAGGGCTGCTGCGGCTGCCTCTGATCCAAAGACGATCTGGTCGGCGGCGTAACCAATGGCCCCGGAGAACTTCATATCCGTGGCCTTGGCCTGCTCTCGGCTGGAGTTGATGAAATCCATGCTGAGCAGGATGGTATTGCCGGCTTCATCCAGGACGTTCCCCCAGCGGTCGGTCGACCGGAGGGCCCGCTTCTCCGCATCTAGCCGGGCTTGATACCAGCGGTCATAGTCTTGCGTATCCTTGAGCTTGTTCTTCCATTCCTCGTACTCTTTAGTCCCGGCCTTCAGCTCTTTGTTGGTTTCGGCTACGGTCTCGGAAACCTCGGCCAGCTCCACGGTAGCCGTATCGGTGGCGTAAGAGAGGTCAGAGAGGCTACTGCCGGAGACCTGGGCCTGGGCCTCCATCTCTTTCAGATAGTAGTTTGCCATGTGGGTCTGATCGGCAAGCTCTTGCAGCCGCTCAACCGCGGAGCCTCCACCAGAACCTCCGAAGTCAATCCAGGTCGGGCTAATCCCGCTACCGCCGCCGTTAAAGGCCCCGCTCTGAAGCAGGAGGACGATCTCCTGGAGGTGACCCAGCATGTCGGATAGGTAGGCGCCATGGGCATCCCCGAAACGGTCTGTAGCGTCCGCCATCCGGTCCAGGTTGAAGAGGTGCTTTTCCCGGGTCCACTCATCAGCTCGCAGGTTCTGAATCTCGGCTTTGATCTCCCGGGTGGTAACCTCCATGCGCCCGATGTCCTTTTCCATCCGGCGACCCTGCAAGTACATCAGGATGTCAGCAACCGCGGAGACCGCGGAGCTAATCGCGGTGATCCAACCAGTCAGCCCACCGGCAGCCATCTGGGAGGTCTTGGCAGAATCTCCCAGACCCCCACCTCCTCCGGTGGCGCCTGACCCCGGAACATCTCCTGTGAATACCTTCTGGACATCCTTGAACGCCTTGGTAGCTGATTTGCCCAAGTCATTCATCGAGGTGATGTTGCCTTTGATTGCATCCTGGAGAACGCCCTTCAGGATGTTCTTGGCGAAGGTGCGGATGGAGGCACTCAAGTCATCGATGAACCCATCGAACGCTTTCTTGAACCCCTCACCAGAGACGATAGCGTCGAACAGATTATCCGAGAGGTTGCCGAACGCTTCCCCGATCGCCTTGCCAAAGGCCTCAAACTCCAGAGCCATCTTGGTGGGCTTGCCCGACATCTGGTCGAGGGTTTCCCCTACGTTCTTCAGCTGCTCATCATAGACCTCGAAGTTCTGGCCCATGGCGATGGCCAGGTCTTTCTCTGCCTTGAGTATCCGCTCCTGTCCTGCGAGGATAACAGCCTGTGAGGTTTCGATCTCGCCGGTATCCATGGCCGCTTGAATGGCCCGTTGGGATTCAATCGCCTGATCCCGGACAGCCCGGAGGGATTCAACCGACTTTACCCCAAGGTTCTTGAATGCGTCATCCAAAGCCTTGGTATGAGCGACTGCATCCTCCAGGGGCTTGGCAATCCCCTTCATAACCTCTTCCATGACCGGGGTCAGTTTCTTCCAGGCCGAGGTGTCCCCAATCATGGCATGGAGGGCTTCCCAGTCCAGAATGACCTTGCGTAGGGCATCGTGCACATCAGTAGATAGTTGCTTGTGGGCACGGACCTGGAAGTCAATGATGGCTGCATCGACCTTGGCCATAGCCTCCTTAGAGGCAAGAGCGGCCTTAATAGTCACCATCTCCTCGTCGACTATCTTCTTTTTCTTCTTGGTTTGCTTGTCCTCCTCGTCAAGCAGTTTGCCCCGGTCGTCGACGTTGGCCTTCTCTTTCTTGATGACCTCCTTAACCCGGATGGTCATGGCCTCCAGGCCTTTGGCCACGGTTTCCGAGTTCATCATCATGTTGCGCATGACGCTGTTTGCGCCATCCGCCATGGCCTTGGCGTTCTCGGCTCCTCCATCCCCAAAGGCCTTGCGCATGGACTCGGATAGCTGGAGGAGGGTCTTCACGATGGCCCCGACCGGGTTGCCGATATCCGAGGCCAGCTTCTTCAACCCCTCATACAAAGTGCGGATGAAGTTCACGAACCCGCCGGTCTCCATCCCAGCGACTTTCAGGATGGAGATGAACGGCACAAAGCCAGGAGGTAGCTCAAGAAGGATCTTCCAGAGGCCCTCCGCGATAATGGTCGCAATCTCCAGCGACTTGCTCCAGTTAACGAATTCAGAGGTGAGAGCCTGGACGCTATCCTTGAGTTCCACCAGGTCTTTGTAGATCTTGTACAGCTCCCACCCGGCAAGAGCTACACCGACCGCGGTCCCTGCCGTAGCCATAGCGGCCAGCCCGGCTCCTCCGGCTCCGAACATAGCGGTGACGGCCGGGAGAGTGGTTGCCAGGGTAGCCAGGGCTGCGTAGAATCCAGCGATCGCCAGGGATACCGGACCCAGGGCTGCCAGGAGGGCGGCGAACCCAAGTACGGCATTCTGAATCATGGGGTCGAGCTTGACAAACTCGTCCAGAGACTTGCTGACCGCATCGGATACGGCGGTGGCCATCTTCATCAGTTCCATGGCGATCGGGGCCAGGATCTTACCGATGCGGAGGTTAACCCCTTCCAAAGAGCTGGTCAGTTTCTCAAAGGCTCCAGCGAGCCCCTGCTGCATGATATCCGCGGCTTTCTTAGAGGACCCGGTGACATCCTCCAGGCCCTTTGAAATCGCGTAGAAGTTCTTGCCCCCATCCTGGAGGAGGGCGGAGACGTCGCTCCACCGCTTACCAAAGATAGCGATGCCTTTCTGGGCATCGTCCATCAGAGGCTGAAGGATACGGATGAGTTCCCCCATGGGCTTCAGCTGCCCATTGGCTTCATACACTGATTCCTTGAGGGCCTTGAGGGCGGCAGTACCTCGCTTGCTCGGGTCCTGCAGGGACATAAGCATGGAACGCAGGGCGGTACCGGCTGACTCTCCGGTACGGCCGGCCTGAGCGAGGGCGCCCAACGCGGCAGAGATATCCTTGAAACTCTGATTGGTGGTGCGGGATACGGAGCCAATATACTGGAACGAATTTCCGAGGGCCTGTACTGAGGTGGCCGAGGCGGAGGAGGTGGCTGCCATTGTATCGGCAATCATGCCCATATCCTTGGCCTCGAACCCGAATTGATTGATCGCAGCCGCGGCGATCTTGGCGGCATCCCCGATCTTCATTCCCTCGACAGCGGCCAGGGATAGAACGCCGGGCATGGCAGAGTAGACTTCGTTGGATTTGAAGCCAGCGGCGGCGAGTTCTCCCATGGCCGCTGCGGCCTGCTTGGAACTGTATACCGTGGTATCACCAAGCATCATGGCCTGAGCGGTCAGCTTCTTTAGATCCTCCCCAAAGATGCCACCGACCGCGGAGACCTTGTTCATCTCCTTCTCAAAGCTAGCCAGGGTAGACAACCCCTCAGAGGCGAGGCCCGCGAGAGGAGCAGTGAGAGCAGCGGAGAGTCCGATGCCCAGCTTCCCAAAGGCCATCGCCCGTTTCTCTAACTCCTGCTCAACCTGTTGCAGACCGTTTGAGAACTCTTCGAGCTCGAGTCCGAGCCTGATGAACATTCGACCGACATCTATCTCTGCCATGCTGCCTCCGGCTTACTTTCTGGACCGTTTCTGTTTGGGGGCTTCTACTACTTGCGGCGTTGTATCTTCCTGCGGCTTTGGTTTGCCTACGCCCTTGAACAGGGCATGGAGCTGGGTCGCGATGGCGAGGTGCTGCTTCCACGTCTGTTTCTTATCCGCGGCATCTTTATCCTTGAGGCTGAGAAAGAAGTCACTCGGTTCGAAGGCCTTCTTTTGCTTCTTGGGATTCCGCTGGAGGTTACAAAGCGTGGACGCAATAACCCCGAAGCGGTAGTCCTCCGCTTTATCCGCCGCTTTTTTGCGGTCGATCAAAGCGAATAACTGCTTCGGGGTTAGTTGCCAGAACTCTGTGTCGGTTAGCCCCAGATCATAGCGAGCCAGGGCCCACAGCTCGTACCAGTTTAGGCGGACACCGCTTCCAGAGCCGCCGGAGGAAAATTTCCGGTGGGGTCCGCCTTGGCGGCAGGAGTACCGGCCGCGTTCTTTTCCCAGGCCCCGGTGATAGCCTTCATGAGCTCCGGCATCCGCTGCATGTTGAACCCGCGGGCGATCTGAGCGACCGTAACCTCCGGGTCCTCATGCCGACAGAACGCGGCAATCATGGTGAACAGGATCTTGGCGGACGGCTTACCGAGGTCGCCGGGGATGAGGATCGAACGCCCGGTTGTGGTTTCCACCTCAGCCAGGGAGTTCAGGGTGATGAGCATCCGGCGAGGCTTGTCGAGCCGAACCGGGGTAGTCTGTTGAAGAATGTTCTCGAGTCGCATAATTACGCTGTCCTTATTTTCCGCTCAGGGCGTCCTGTAACGAGTTACCGGAGCCGGGAGGGTACCCAAGGTACCCTCGCGAACTCCGGCTTGTCTGGGTCGATGCCAGCCGCCTGCGTACTACTCGAAGGTCGGCGGGCCGGAAACCTTGATCGTCACCGAGGCCATCAAAACATCAGCCGGGTCCGAGGAGCACTCGAAGCTGGTGATGATGCCGGGGATAATCCAGGTGGTCGTGCCCGAGTCCGGGAACACGAGGGCGAAGTTGCGGCGGGTGCGGTTCAACATATCCGCCAGAAGGCCCGTGCTGTAGCTGTGGGTCGTTTCCTGGGGAACGAAGTTGATGTCAATCTGGATCTCGCCGCCATCGATCAAGCCGCTAATGAAGCGGCGGAACGGAGTCGCCGTATTGTGTACGGTGACATCGATCACATCCGCGGTCAGAGAGGGGCCGGAGATCGTCCGCAACTCGGCGATAGTGGTAAACGCTTCGGGCGTGCCACCATCCCCGATCTGAACGAGTGTTCCAAAGGCGCTGATTGCTACGCTGCTCATGCTGTATTCCTTTCAGATGGAGGGGCACCAGCCCCAAAGTGTTTCAACTAACTTGAGGTCGAGAGGTTACGCCGTTTTGATAACGGCAAATTCGATGGAGGCATCGGAGGCCTCGCACTGGAGGTAGCCGTCCGCAGACCAGCCATCCCGGTCAGTGAAGGGACCATAGATCTTGTACGCTCCCGCCGCCAAGGATTCCGCGGTAATGTCGCGGGAGCGGTTGCGGGAACTGGGCTGCGAAGTGATGGTGACCGTGAACGGGTCCGTTGCGTGGGTGTTGCGGGCAATCAGGAGGTCGTTCCCCTCCATGATGAAGTGCTCGTCGCTGGCCGGGGCCGCATCCTGGAACGATACGGTAACGCCAGCGGTGGGGTACGAGCCCGGCGCGGTTGTCTTGGTAATGAGTACACGAGGCATCTGGGTGGTTTCCTTTCCGTCCCTTACTTGGGCAGCCGGATCACGGCGAATTTGATGTTGTTATCCTCGGCGGTCAAGTGAAACTTGCCCCCGGATTGATTCCAGCCGGTCTTGTTCCGGAAGGGACCAAAGCAACGGACCACCCCGGCCGCCAGCGATTCCGCTGTGATGTCGCCGCTACGCCCCTGCGGATCAGCGGCAGAGGTAAGCGTAACGGTCTTTGCCGTGGACGCATGGGCATTCCGCACCAGAATCAGTTCCCGCCCGGTAAAGACGAAGTCATTCCCGTTCGAGGCATCCGCTGAATCCCAGGTCAAGGCCACGCCGGCCGTAGGGTAGGCGCCCGGAGCCGTGGTGACAGTGAGTGCTGTTCGTGCCATATGGTGTTATCTCCTTTTGAATCTCGGCTCAGAGCCGTCAGTTTGATTATCGGCAGGACCCTCGGCAGCCTGTTCCAGGTGGCGGATAACCGTTTCCGGTGGGGTGTACCCCGCTGGGAGCTGGATAGATTTCCCCTCCACCTGAATGGGGATCTCGGTGATAGGAGCTCCGTTAGGTCCGACCAGCTTGGCCTCAGCCGGGCGAGTTGATTGGATAACCGAGGGGGCGGTGTTGTTCATTACGTGCTTGTAGAAGTAGTGCAGTTCCGCCTCAGTTTGGGACAGGGTGGAGAAGGGGCACTTGATGCAGCGGTGGTTCGGGAGATCCCGCCACGTGCTCATGTAGTAGCCATTCTTGAGAGCCTCCGGGGTCAGCTCTTCTTCGGTCGGTAGTTTCTTAAAGCTCATCGGGTTTCCTTTGCTTTGAGGAACATGCGGGCTCGGAGGATCATGTGGCGGAGGGGTTCCTCTCCCTCATCGCCTGATTCCATGAGGATGTTTCCACCCTCGATACGGCAGAACTCGATATGCCAGTTCTCTACAAAGGCCGGGGCGGGATGATTGAGGAGGAGTTCTATCAGGGCCGCAATGGCGTTGACCTCCTTAGTCCCTTTGTAGTCGCTGAAGATGTGGATAGAGCAGGATACATCTTTGCCTATCCGGTTCATCGTATTCCGGGGCAGGATGTTCCAACTGTCCAGCAGAATATATGGGAACAGGGGTCCGGAATGATCCTGGACGGAAACCCGCGGGGCGCTCCCGTCATAGACCCGACCCCCGACCATATTGCTCAGATCCGGGAACCCCTTGAGGGTCTCGACAATGAATAGCTGGGCGTCCCAGCTTGCGGTCGTAGGTACATTCATTTGCCGTCCAGTCCTTTCTTGAAAGCCGACTTTAGCTTCTTCTTAAAGTGGTCGATCTCGGCCAAGTAGGCCGGCCGCAGAAAAGGTTGTGCGGGCATACCGGCCTTGGGTCCATGGACGTATCCCTCCGGGAGGATGTAGTGCCCAGAGGCGGCCCCGCGGCGGCCGGTCCCAAACTCCACGAAGGGGGCGTACTCCACATCCGTTCCGACATCAGCCGTAAGCCCGTTATCAAAGAAGACCACATTGATAGAGGCCCGGAGGCGCCCACCGATAACCTTGCCAAGTTTTCGGACCGGGGCCCGAATCCTGGCATCGTTCATGATGGCTATGGAGCTATCCAGAAGCACGTTCGATACTTCGTTTCTGACTGAGGCTGGCATATCCTTCAGTTTGCGGTAGATCTCCCGATGCCCCATCATTCCTATGTTCACAGCTCGCTTTGCCATTTAGCCCTTCTTGTTTACTACTTCTTTGCAGCCGAGGATCATGCGGCGCCCCCGGAGGCTGGGGTCCAGAATCCCCATAATCAGAAAGAACCTGTCATCGAACCGGACCCGTTTCTTGGTAGTGATTGCCGAGTCGTACCGGACCACTACCTCATGGGTTAGGGCCTCCTGGATGCCCAGAGCCTGCCAGCGATCCTGCGAGAAGAGCGGGGTCACCTTGGCGTAGGTCTCGAACTCATCCGCAAAAGAGACTTCCTGCCCACCCCCGTCATCGGCTACGGCAACCCGGGTCTGAATGTATACGGGCTCCCGGAGGTCTCCAGCCTCTACCTGGAAAGCTTGACGTGCCATTAGGACAGGAACCTCCGGTCCCGGTACTGCTCAATCACGGATACGACCGAGGAGGGCAACGCGGTGCTGCTCTTTGCCGTGACCTCGTACTTGGGTTCCACCCCTTGCCCCTCACGGTTCTCAAAGTAGAAACCGGCTAGATCCTTAACGCTCTTGAGAAGATCGCCAGGGATGGCCGCCCGAGCAGCGGCAATCGCTATTACATCCGCATCGTCATCCCCGGAAAGATCCAGCAGGGCGTACCCTGTGCGAAAGGTAACCCGGAGGGAGCCGTTGCCGCGGTGCGAGGGCCAGGAGCTCCGAGCCTGTACTTCCCGCCCTTTGACCACCGCGTAGTTTGAGGAAGGCCAATTGGTCCAAGTATCCACGTCCCAGTTCGCTTGGTAGTCGATACTGACGACTCCCAGTGTAGGGTAAGGGCCTTTGTGTAGGGGGAGCCCTCGGGTCGCGTGGGGGCGATCGTAGTATTGAAACCACGTTTGCTGAATCAGAGCTTTGTTAATCTGCTTCTCGATATGTTGCCGGGCAGCCTTGCCGAAGCGGACCAGATCCTCCTGCTGCGAGGTGGAGGCCCGGGTCAGGTACAGGTGGCTCTGTAGCTCCGCCAGGGAGACCGGCTCCACGGCACTATCCACACTGAGGTCCAGGGAAAAGTTCGTACCCCTGGAGCCCCCGGATAGTTCGCTCTCAAGTACCTCGTCGATCCATGCCATAAAAGAAACCCTCCTAGAAGTCAGGCCCCGGCATTTCTGCGCGGGGCCTGCCGGTTTATTGATGAACTAGCCGGTAAGGACTAGTCGAGATGACGGGCGGCGTTCTTGAGGGAGATGAGGCTGAACACGGCCGAGGCCGTGCCGGTTTCGGTCCACTTGACCCGCACGTAACGCTTGGTCCCCGGCTTGTAGCCGAAGGTGACCAGGGTGTTGGCCAGGCCCGTATCGGCGATCTTGAGGACCACGCCGGAGGCGATCACCTTGGAAGCCGCATCCGAGGTCAGGCGCGCCGAGTCGGTAACCACGGCTTCCGTACCATCGCTGAAGTCGTCATCGTCGGATTCCTCGACGGTGAACTGGAGGTAGTTGCTGGAGTCACCCGCGGCAACGGCACTGATCTCCACCAGGAACAGGATGTCCGCAAAGCCCTTGGTATCGATGATGTCGTCACCGGAGGCCGTCACGGTCGCCCGCGCTTCTTCCAGGGTGGGAGTAACAGAGTTGAAAAGATCGGGATTCATAGAGGTTGATGTCCTTTCGCTTGTTTGTGCGGACTAGACCACGACGAAGTCAATGATGTAGTCGAGAGAGGTTGCGGTGGTGGCAGTGCCGCCGGTCTTGGTCAGCAGGAGGCCTTTACCAGCGGTGAGCGCGGCCATGAAGCCGGCACCGATGGTTTGCCCGGAGATGGTGTTGCGAAGATCGAACACCGCTCCGTTGGTCAGAGTTGCCTGAGACCAGCCGGCGATAACGGGGCTGCCGTCTTCTTCCTGGAGTTCGATCGCGGTGAGGGCCTCGAATGCGCCGTTGGCCTTGACCCGGCCACCAATCACTTTGATCTGCTGGCCGGGGACTCCGGCCACTACCGTTAGCCCGGCGTTGATCTGAGCGAGGGTCGCGGTGCCCTGGACAGAGTAAACAACGGAGCCCCCGCCCTGGAAGGAGGGGTTGCCGTCACGCTGCCTTGAATAACACGGTTGGTTGTACACGGTGGTGATTCCTTTCTTGGTTAAGGGGAGGGGTGGCCCTCCCCATCGTGTTTAGGCGGCAGCGATCTTGAGCTTCTTGAACGCATCCGCGATGACGACCTGACCACCGACCCGCTTGCGGGCGCTGATCTCGATCATGCCGGTTCGCTTGGCGGTGTAGGGGTCGACCATCATGGACATTTCGATGCGGTCCACCAGGAGGTAGCCGCGGCGGAAGTCGCCGACGATGACGGGGTACGCATTGGCCGCAATCGACGGCATGTCGGGAGCGGTGACGTACGGGCGGTCGAGCAACTGAGCCGGGCGGGCTTCCATCTTGATGCCGGGCGACCACAGGTAGTTACCGGTGGCATCCTTGAGCTTCCGGATGTCGCGCAGAGTGCTGCGGGACATGACCCAGGTGGCGTTCGCCAGGTAGGCTTCCTTCAGCGCATGGTACGCATTCAGGAGGCCATCGGCGGTGATCTCGGAGGCGTGCTCCGAAACCTCATGACCGATGCCGGTGTGCTGCATGAAACCTTCCGGCCGGCCAACGCCGTTGCCATCGACCAGGGCCGCACCTTCGGTCACGCCGAACTGCTCGCCAAACTCTTCCCGCAGGAAGGCCTGGAGGTCGAACAGGGAGTCTTCCATCTCCTGCGCCGAAACCTGGACCATGGCGTACAGCTCATGGGTCGGAATCGTTTCCATCGTGAAGGTCGGGTTCGTGGTCTCGGACCGGGTCCCCGTTTCACTGACCCAGGAGGCGGCGGCCGGGGTCAACCGGCGCGGGATCTCGATGCCGCTGCGGCCGGTGGTGCGGATGCGGCACAGGGGCCGAACCGGGGACCACTCGACAACATCCGTCAGGATCTCCATGACGTATTCCTTGGGCGCCAGGTAGCCGGCCTGCGGGTTGCTGGAGACCGTCAAGGCCTTCAGCTCTTCCGGGGTCAGCTCATCCGTACCCTTGAGCCCCTGCGGCGCGATGCCCTTGCGGAGGACCTTTTCCAGGGCTCCCCACTTGAGACTCAGGAGGCGCTTGGCCTCGGTCTCCACCTCGGAGGTGTGAGTGAACTTGCCCTTGCGGGAGAAGGTGGCCTCAATCTCGCCGATGCGCTTCTCGACGTCCGCCTGGAAGGCCTTGATCGCATCGATGCGATCCATGCGTTCGTTGATGCCCTTTTCCAGCTCATCGAACTTGGCATTGAACTTGTCCAGCCGTTCCTTGGTCTCGCTGGAAAGTTGCCCGGTCGTCTTGAGTTCCGCTGCCTGCGTATCGAGCAAAGTTTTGAAGCCGGTAAAGGTCTTCTGCATCTGCTCCAGTTCTTCGCGATTCATACTTATCTCCTAAATGGTGTTGTTTGCCCGAGTGGTGCACGATGGTCCGGCTCGCTGCAGGTAGGAGGCGGCTCTGCTCGTTATGAGCGGGGCAGAGTGCCTGGTCGCTCTTGATTATCGGCAGGTAGAAAAGTTGACAGAAGAAACCCCGGAGCCTCTGTAGAAACTCCGGGGTCCTCTTACTGCCAGGATCTCGCCTAGTCTTTGATGTTGAACTGCCGGGCGGTTCCGAGAACCAAGTGCTTGAAGGTCGTGGCCTCCATCTCGGCGAGGAACTGGGCGATCTCCTCCGAGGAGACCCCCTTCTCTCCTTCCGGAGGATCAACCGGGGCCGGAGGATCGACCGGAGGATCAACCGGGGCGGGCGGGTCCACCGGAGGATCAACGGGAGCGGGAGGATCAACCGGCGCCGGAGCGGGTTCCGGTTCCGGATCTCCTTTGGTCTGGGGTTCGTCCAGCTCAAAGCCCTGAGCGAAGCCGGTTTCCTCGGCTTCCCCGTTGGTACCTTTGGCCTCAGTGATGAGGGCCTGAGAGTTCATCCCCCAGATAACCACGCTGACCTCATGGAGCCGAAGTTCCACGAGCTTGCGGAGTTTCTTGCCCTCGTCCATCTCGTATTGAAGGACATCATACCCAAACGACAGAGCGTTCAGGATGCCCTCCGAAATCTTGGTGCGGATGTCTTGGGCGTTCTGTACGGCCGAGAGCCGGGCTCGGAACCATAGCCCGTAGTCATCCTCTTTTGCCTCTGTGACGAGGCCAACCACCGCACCTGTCCCTACGTGGAACTGGTGGTTGTCCATGAGCTTAATCATGCCCCGCTTTAGCCGCTCGCGGAGGGTCTTAGCGAAAGCGCCCTTAACGACAACTTCCCTGCCGTTATCCACGTTGCCAAACACGGAGGCGTAGCCTTCAATATACCCGTTCGGGTACTGCTCCGGCAGATCGGCTTTCACCTCGACCTTAGCCAGCTGGCAGTGAATGTACTTTTTCTTCATTGTCTGATCTGGGCCTCTCCCGTAATTATCGGGAGGTTGCCTAGTCAGACGTTGGGGGTTTCTTCTTCCGGGACGAACTTTCCATTGAAAATTCGCCCCAGTTGCCCCGTCACCCGATGACGTACCAGCTTATCGTCATCGGTCGGAACTATGGGGGTTCCATCTGGGAGGGTAACGTACCCACCCAGGGGAGCTAGCCACTTGTCGGTCTTTTCGAAGTCTGCCATTACGAATCCAGTCTATCAAAGTTTGCCGCACTATTCAAGCACAAACTCCAGGATGCGAACGGGCTTGCTCCCTCGGTGCCCGGTGTTGGTGCTAATCAGTTTCAACCTAGCCCCGCGAGGGAGGAGGAGTTCCAGCTCTTGGGGATTATAGGAGTTGCCGTCTATCAGTCCGACCCTGGAACCCTTTGGGAGGTGGATCTTCATGAAGGTGTCCCCGCCAAAGGCAGCCTCTGATCGAATGGAGGTAGAGATATAGGCAGAGGGGGTATAGTAGCCCCCGACCTGGAGATGTTTCAGCTCTGCGAGGTTTGCCCCGTTCTCGATACCGCGGTAGACGAGGAGCTGATCCTGGAGCACGCCCTTGCGGATAGCGGAATCAATATCAGCCACGGTTCGTTTACCTTCTGGGGACAGTACACTCCCACCCCGCAGAGCTGTATTGATTCTTTTATAGGCGTGCCCGGTATACTTCATGGTCGCAGTCTTCTCTTCCTCGTACAATCTGTTCCACCAGTTAACCCCCTGCGTTGTCAAATACTCTTTTGCCTCATTGAAGGTAGGGAATACCTTGGAGCGATCCCTGGAGAAAGCCGAGGCGGGCGGGGCCGCGGAGGGTTGCGGTGGAGGGGGCGGAGGTGTAGGAGCTGGCTTTGGAGCTGGCTTTGGTGTAGGAGCCGGCTTTGGTGCCGGTTTAGGGGCTGGCTTAGGCCAGGTAGGTGGAGGAGGAGGAGGTGGAGGTGGAGGGGGCGGCTTAGGGGCTGGAGGAGGTGGAGGAGTAGGAGCCGGCTTTGGAGGTGGAGGTGGAGGTGCTGGCTTGGGCGGGGGCATCGGTGCCGGCTTGGGTTTCGGTTTGGGACTCGGTTTCGGTTTAGGTGCCGGCTTTGGTGCCGGCTTTGGTGCCGGTTGCGGGCGTTTACCTCCTACGTTTGCCCGGTCATTGTTCTCCTGCAGCCCTTGGTAGATCCGAGACCGGCGAGATCCGGGAGTCTGGTAGAGGGCGGTACAGCGGCACCCAATGATTTCCCGGCCTGAGGCCCCAAGGGAGGCGTCTCCCGGAAACATCAGCTGGCTGCCTCCGACCTCGAAGGGATCGCTGAAGGGGATGCCTCGCTGGGATAGTCCTGCATCTATGTGGGAGTCGCGAACCCTATGGTCTCCCGCGTTGATCCAGTCCTTTATCATGGTGGCGGTCGGGACGTTCTTGTCCATGGAGAAGTAGGTAGCCGCGTTACTGGCTCCAACCACCTCGGTCTGTGCGATGAGCCGAGCTCGCTTGAACGAGAACCCATAGAGCTCTGTGAGCTTCTGGGCGGTACGGTCAACGCTCCAGCCATTCTCCAGGGCATCGCTGACCATTTCTTTAATCCAGATGGTCGTGCTCTCCAGGATCTTTGAAACGTGGGCTCCGATGGTCAGCCGGTTATACTTTTGCATCTTGGGCAGATCCAAGGGGTTCTGCTCCTGCCAGTTTGCTGGATCGATATCGAAAGGGTCATCCTGCTTCACGTACTGTACCGGCTGGAAGTTCTTGCCGGCCAGGCTTACCGGGACTATACGGATGAACTCGGTCTGGACATCAGAGTACAGAGCCACCAGGGATCTGTGCAAAGGGACTTCCAGTTCCCGCCGCATAACCGTAACGGCATGCTCCGCGCTCTGAGCCCCTCTGTAGTCCAGAGCCACTTCCCGCCCGACTTTCTGGAGGAGGGACCCGAGCTTGGGTTCCCAGGCCCTCTCCCAGTTCTGGCGCCGAGTCTCTATGGACTTGAGTTGAAACACACGGGTGACCTCTTCCGTGCATACAAGGTCCGTTAATTGGTGAGGCTCCATGCCCCGGTAAAGGGTACGGAGCCAGTTGCGGGTTCTGGGATCTAGTTTGTCGAAACGGTAGAACATGGGCTTCTCTAGGGGTCCGGGGTACCTTGGGCACCTAACCGGGGTTTGAAATCGCGTGGCGCAGGGAATCCGCGAGAAATCCGCGGGGTTTAAGGGAGCAGCCAGCTGTGCTTGAACTGTTCCCAGGGGAAAGCCGGTCCGACATCGGTCTTGTCCGACCGGTAGTTCTGATGGCTGAGGATGCCTTTGTGGGCCATCGCCTTCTGAAGGTTGAACTCCTCCAGCCCGGTTGCCTGGAGGAACCGGGGCTCAATACGGAACCGGTCGCAGAGGTAGGCGGTGAGGGCGGAGGCTGCCGTGATCTGGCGCTCGGTGTAGGTGGCGAAGTACTTCTCGCCTCTGTACTCTTGCTTAATGTACTTGCCGGTTTCGTGACCCAGGCAGTACGGGGTCCGCCATATGTTGGGCCAGCAGTAGAGAGTACCATCTCTGCCGGTGGGGTCCTGACCAGGGACCCGGCTCTGATAACGGAGGGGGCCAAAGTTCACCAGCTCAATGCCGATGCTCCGCTTATCCTCCCGATGCTCGGCGTCCGCCCCTCGAATGCCCAGATGGTACGCCCAACATTGCGGTGGGAAGATTTCAAAGATCGCCCCTTCCCGGTCCACAATGTAGGCGGTTCCTACCTGGAGCAAGTCGCTCCTCCAGGCGGCGACAGCCCCGGCTACAGATCCTCCAGCGGTAAAGTGCAGCACCACCGAGGACTTCACCTGTGGAATGTTGAAGTACTGATCCACGGGGAGGCGGTGGGTTGTCTGGTCGATGGTAACCGGCATAGTCTTAGATCCCCTTCTTCGGCTTCTTTGGTTTGTCTTCGGAAACGTCTTCCTGCCGGGCCTCAGCCTCGGCCTCGTCCTCATCCGGCTCCTCGATAGGATCAGCCGGGTCTTCCTCCTCCGGGTCCGGGAGGTTGGTGGGATCGAGCAGGTGGCCTTCCTCATCTCCGACCGGAACCTTGCTGGAGGGCATCCAAGCCACGTTGCCCCAAGCAACATCACCCATGCCCAGGTCTAGCCGGCGATTGACCCCGTTCAAAGGCCAGCCGGCTTCGACAAGTATCTTCGCCGTGTTCACCTTGCGGATGAAGGCGTCAATCATCGCCGGATGATTGGAGATGTCGGCACGGAGCAGGACTCCATCCCCGTACAAAGGGGCGAGCCGCATGTTGAAAGTGTTGGTCAGCCAATCGAGGAGAGGAAGGACCCGATCCTCCCAGAACATGGTCCGCGCTTGGGCTTTGTTCTCGTACTTGGCCGCGGGGTTTGCGTTGGTCAACTCCTCCGGCACGCCGAGCACGCCGTGAATCTCCTGCTTGGTCAGGTTCTTCAAGCCGGCGAAATCCAGATCCTTTTGTGATAGGGACATCTGGGTCCATTGCATCCCACCCCAGAGGACCATAGGCCGGTGTACGTTACGCCGCGAGTACTCTTCTTCCAGGGTCCTGACCAGATCGTCCCGCTCCGTGGTTTCCAGGGAGGTGGAGGGGACCGAGAGGACACCACCGGGAACCGCATTGTTTTCGAGAAGGCTATTGTTCCAATTGATAATGCGGTTCTCCGTTTCCAGGGTCCGCATACCAGCCGATAGAGGCGAGAGCCCCTTATAGTCATTCTCCGGGTTCGGGAACTTGAAACAAACGATCTCGTCGTTCTCCATGCGGGTAGGTTTCTCGCCACCGCCCGGATCAAATAGGTAGCCATTGATAAACGTCACCGGGTGCGGAATCGCGTTGATCCAATCGGGCCGGACAGGATACAGGAACCGCGGCATCTTCTTGGAGTCATAGGCAACTTCCCAATAGGATTCCCCGGCCAGCATCAGGTAGATTCCCCAGAGGCTGTAGAACTCTTTCCTCGCCATGTAAGGGTTCGGCTTATTGGCGAGTTGCTCCAGCGGATGATTCGGGAGCAGCTCCTCAGAGCCATCCTCTTTCACTCGGTAGGCGACCCACTTTACGCTGCCCACCGCATCACCGTAGGCATTGATGCAGCGGTACACCCAGACCAGTCCTTTGTACCCAAGCTGGCAGGCCTGATGGAAACTGATGCCATCATAAGGGTTCGAGAACACACCTCGGACTGCCTGGAACTTCATGGAGGCAGCCCGGACCGCTACACTCTTGGTGAAAGCGGACCAGACCGTACTGATCGGCGCCGTGATTGTTTTAATGAGAGAACTTTGCATGATTTGCCTTCCCTAGTTATCGAATCTCATCCGACCCAGGTTCCAAACTGCTTCCGGGATACAGGGAGCTGGTGGCGTACCCCCTCCAGAGCTTTTTGCCGGAGTATTTCAAGTTGAACCAAGGTAACCCCCAGCTCCTTGGCTATGGTTCGATCCGGCCACTCCTCCAGGTAGGACCGGATAAGCACGACCGCCAGAGTCGGCGGGAGTTTCTTCTCTATGATCTGGATAACCTTCAGGAAGAGTTCCCGGTTCGAGACATCCATTTCCAGGAAACTGGGGCGGGCTACCTGCTGGTCAAACTCATCCCCGCCCACGAGCTGTATCCGTACCCCAAACTTGTCCTGCTTCTTGACGACATCCTTGAGGGCTCCGACTATCCGGAAGAACGCAAAGGTCGAGAACTTGGTAGGCTTTGCCTTACCCTTGGGCGGTTTGTACCGGCGTAGGCATTCCAGTACGGCGAGGACCCCTTCACTGATAAGGTCTTGATACTCTAGCCGGCCATCCTCGGCGATGCCCTTATAGCACCGCTTGACCAGGCGTAGAACCAGCGGATAGATTTCCACTTCCGCGTGCCCGTGGGGCTTGATCTTGAGGCGGCTAACCTGGACCCGGGAAGCCGGTACGGTGGAGGTTCCCTCCCGCTTATCTTGCGCAGGGCTGATCTTGATGCGCTTCATCGCCGACCTCCTAGGAAACTAATACCGAATCTGCCAGAGGGATTCTTTGCCAACCAATTGAACGCCGAGGTCACCGAGTCGACATCGTCATCATGGGCGGAGAAGGGTACAGAGAACAGCTGTTGAAAGAAAGAGACGTTCCAGGCCCCGTTCACGATGACTACGTTGCCCGCCTCACACTGAGAGATAAAGGGCTGCCACCGGATGTACTTCTTCTTGGTCGAGGGAATTGCCTCAACTCGCCAACCGGCCAGCTGCCGGATGTAGTCCTCAGCAACGGTCTTTCCGGCAGACCCAGGTTCCTGCTCCAGAATGATAGGTATCTTTCCATCAGTCTCCGCTACGTGCCGGATTAACCGGCGTACAGTGAGGGAGGAGTACTGCCCGGACTTGATATCGCAGACATACCATAGTTTGTCCGGGTCGGTCCCTACTTTGGCCCCGGAGGTAAAGTCGCCCGCTCCCTGGGTCGCTGCCAGATCCCATGCGCGGGCCGCATGTAGTTTGGCGGGCTCGGCATCTACGAACTGTGTGAACCAACTGCGTTTGAAGTAAGCCCCTTCGATATCCGCATCCCAGTCCCCTTCCCGCCGCTGTTTGCGGGTGATCGGATCAAGGATCGCAAAGGAGCGTTCGTATGAGGCGATATCAACGTGCTCGGCGTTATCCTCCAGCTTGGCCGGTACAAAGATGCGGTCGGCTGAGTTGCTCTTAACGAACCGATCCTTCACCCACCCATGCCCCAAGTTTCCCGGGTTGCTAGCGGATCGGAGGCGGAGGGGAACGGGCATCCCCGGAGGTTTGCGGAGGCGGCTGGCCAGAAAGGTGTACTGTGACTCCTTAAAGTGGGTTAGCTCATCATAGCAAACGCACTGGAACGCTGGGCCGTCATATCGGTACTTGTCAGCCTCATTCTCCAGATAGCCAAAGGTAACAGTGGCCCCGGTCGAGGGGAATAGGTACCTGTACTGCTTGGGTTGCCAGATCGCCTCAGTGTTGCGGAGCCATAGGTGGGCTCTATGTAGGATGGAGTCCTGCATATCCAGCTGGCTGTAGGTTCTGCGGAGGATGAGCGCCGCATAGTTCTCGACGTCAACATACTGGAGGGCCTCGGCGAGGAGCCAGTCAGTCTTGCCCCCTCCGGCAGCGCCACCATAGAAAACTTCCGGGACGTTGTTAAGTAGGAGGGCGACCCATTGCTTCGCATTGGGGCGTATGGGAATGTACTTGTTGAAGCGGGGCGTGAGCTTCCTGAGAAGCTCCGGGTGGCTGTTGATGACAGCCCGCCAGCCTGTAGCGGTGTCTAGCAAAGACTTCTCCCTAGATTGAAGATCCTTACGCCGGCACCGCCGCGATCACACTAACCGATTCCAAGCCTAACCCACCCAAAAGGAAAAGGCAACTCCCGGTCAGGGGGTTGCCTTTCCTCGGCTCGATTATATAGGGCGCGTTAGAAGGGGACCCAGCCTTTCTTTTTGGGGAAGGAGTCCTCCACCTTTAAGCGTTCCCTGAGCCTGGCTACAGTTAGGATCTCACCCCAGCTTAACTTGTGAGGGGCTTCCGGTACCGGGGTTCCCATGAAGTAAGTGGATGGAATCTGATATTGGGCAACATGCTTGTGGTTCTGAGCCTCCCAGAGACAGCAGAGGACCTCGGTAGTGGTTTCGGTATCCACAAACATCCGTTGAACCGGCTCTTCGTCGACGGAGAACCGGATCTTCAAAAGGAACATACTGGAGGCCAGTAGCGGGTGTTCGAACTGGACAAACCGGGTGGTCCTGCCCTTTGCCTTATCTCGCCAGAGGCTACGGACAAACTTGCGTTCGACCTCGCTCCTGACCTTGATAGGAAAGAACAGGGTTCCCTTCAGGTACAGATAGACCACCCCGATGAAACGGACCTCGACGATCTCTGTTGCTTTGGCCATTAGGGTAGCTGATGAAAGGTTATCAGGAGTTCCGGACACTGCTGCCCCCAAGGTACAGGGGCAAAAGAGGCGGACTCCAGAATCATGATGAAGACATCAGAGCCGGCATAGGGATCAAGGCTAACCCCCACCACCTTGGCATCCGCGGGGATATCCGGGGTCACGACCCGAGCCCAGATGGCAGGGTCGTTCACGTTGCGTTTGAAGATCTCCAGGAGGAGCGGGGCCACGATCCGCACCGAGACCCGCCGACAAAGTTCCGGAGTCTCCAGGGGCTCCCCCTCCCGGCTGCCACGGATGAGCAGTTCGGGAGGGAGACCTTCGAGGGCCGGCTGGCTAGGCTGCTTCATGGGGCGGCTCCTCCTGGGTCTTGTGAATCTGGCAGTTGAAGTTCTTGGTTGTGATCTCCGGCTTGCGGTTGGCCCATGCCGCTAGCCCTACAAAGGCTAGGAGAGCGACCACCCCCACGGTGATCGCCAGGTGAACGCCTATCTCGATGTGGATGCTCATTCTGCCGGGGTCCCTTCCCCGATCTCGTAAACGAAGACCGAGTGGCTGATCCCGGCTTCCGGGTTGTCGCCGTCCGCGATCACGAACCGCTCCTCTACCTGGCTCGTCCAGCCGGGCATCGGAAAGTCATGGCTGACTACCTTGGCCCCCGGCTTGAGGAACTGGAGGAGTTTCGCCTTCAACCGGGCGTTGCTCTCGGTCAGGAGGTAGACAAACACGACGTCGATACCGAGGAGGTCGGCGTTCTGAATCTTATCCTCCACGATCCGGCCATCGATCTTCATCAGCTCCAGCAGGTCCCGGCTCTGCTTGGCCCGGCCAGCATCGTACTCGTACCCAAGGACATGGGTCTTGGTAATGGCAAAGGCCTTTGCGAGGACCCGACCATCTCCGCAGCCCAGGTCGGCGAACCGCTGACCCTCCCGGAGCCCGGAGAGAGCCAGGGCTTTCTCAACCACCTCCAGATGGGAGGGGACAAACGGCGCCAGGCTATCGGGGTCCTTCTTGGCGTTCCCGGAGAGAAGCTGATAAACGGCAGCCATGACCCCGGTCATATTGGCAGCCAGGACCAGATCCCCGACATCCTCCAGGGTAAGTTCCGGGTGATGGGCCCGGGTGCACGCCCAGAGCAGGGCCCGCAAACGGGTGGCGTTATTGGGGATGAACTTGCCCTCGATGAAGTTGATCCCCATGAGATCGTCAAGGGCCATGATGGCCACCCCATCGAAGACCAGCCGATAGGTCTTGCCATCAGCCAGCTCCAGAAGGGAACCGCCCTCCTCATCTCCGGGAGGTACCGGGGCCGGCATCGCCAGCACGTTATCGCTTGTCGCGTCCATTGTTAAGCTCCTTTGCTTTCTTACGCCGCTCATAGGTCATAAAGCGGACCATCTGACCGAGTCTGTTATTCAAGTGCCGCCGAAAGAGTTCTTCCCGGGCACTTTGATCTTTGAAATTTGCGTTGAGTACCGCATCAGGGACATCCTTCAGGATATCCGTTAGGCGGGACAAGTACGGGCGGTTCGCTGGGAACAGGCTTTCAGTCCCAAGAATCCCGGTGGGGAAGTTTGAGGTTTCTGCCAGTACCTTGACTTCTGCTTGAGTGAGTCCTTCTATAGCCATGGCTTGATTGTACGGTCCCTTTACTTCTCGCTAGGATCGACCCAGGACGGTCCGGGGACCCTTTAGGGTACCTCGGGTCCCCCTCCCACCTCCGGCGTCGCCTGGGTGGAGCTGGATTCCTGCTGCTGAGCGATCCATTGGTCCCGGATAATACCGAGGAGTTGCGGGGCGTACTTGAGCAGTTGCGCCGGGGTATCGAGGTAGAAACCGATGCGGATGACGGGGCGCCGATCCGCGGCGTCCTGTTTCAAATCGATATCGAAGTTCGCGATGCCGGAGAAAGCGAGGTTGAGACCATCCCCGGTTACGGTAGTCCGCGGCACGGCCATGGTCTTCTCCGGGCCATTGTGAGTGGAGATATCGAGAAGATCGATTGAGGCATTGAGGTCTATGGACATGAGAGGCTCCTATGGAAAGGGCCCCCGGAGATGGGGGCCCTGCTGAGGTTGAAGGTGACCGCCGTTTACTGGGCGGTATTGGCGAGAATGACCTGAGTGTTATTCAGGATCGTGGTGAGGGTGTTGCGGTCGCTATCCGAGAAGCCGCCGCCGGCTCCGGTCGCGGTCTCAAACGGATTCGGCATGTCGTTGCGGTAGATATAGACCGGACCCAGGGGATGCGGGCGGATGGACTCGTTCTGCTGGAGGGCACGGCAGGGAATCGGAACCTCCGGGCGGATATCCTGTTCCCCGGTCTCGCCAGGGCTGGCCGGGGCCCAGGTCGGGGCGAGGCCCACTTTGACATTCCAGACTCCGGGAGCCCCGACCCCGTTCAGGTTGCGGGTGCGGAGGAGGAGGCCCACGGAGTAAGCCTGGCTCCCGATCACAACGGTCCAGGCTCGCCGGGTCTCGGCGCCCCAGTCCACCGCGAGGTTGACCCCGGTAAAGGAGTCGCTCTCCCGCACCTGTATCGCCGGGACCGGACCGAGAAACCGCTGGAGGATATCCGCCAGGCCCCTGGCATCCTCCTCGGCGCTGAGGACATCGGCGCGGACCGGATACCGGGAGCCCATGGAAATGATGGTGGCCGGGGTCGGGGCGATAACGTAGGCGGGGTAGTCATAGGACCCCGGCAGGTTGATCGATGCCGCTTCCTCGGCGGACATCGTCATGACCTGGAGTTGCTTTGCGCTGTCGTTGAAGTAGAGGTAGTTCTCCGTCGAAGCGGCGCCGGTATGGAACCAGCGTTTGATCGGCTTGGATTTGTCCCAAGGCGGGGCTTGCTGGCCGAACTTGGCCATGTAGGTGCCCCGATTGAAGCGGGTGAAGATCTGGAGTTGCTCCGGTCCGTAGGTGGCGGAGCTTGGTAGCGGCGGGAGTACCGGGACGCTTGTGGGTTGCATGGTTGTCCTTTCGAGAACGGTTATGTGTTGATAGTACGCCAACCGGATTTCAACCGGTCGAGGAGATGGTCAGCCGCGGCTTTGGATTCTATCGCGGCGACCACTCGGCAGTTTGTAGGACGGCGAGAGGTAGGGTGTACCACCTCCGAGCCATCCAAGGGCTCCCCAATGTACTGGAAGCCCTTTTGCTTCCAGGCCACCAGGGTGTTGAATACGAGCTGGACCAGGGCACGGTCAGCGGTCAATGCCTGGCAGGACTTATCGAACCAGTCAGTCAGGATGAGACCGTGGTGGGACGGTTGGAGCCGGCGGTCATAGTTGCGGTAAGGGAGCATGTCAGTTTTCCTCAGAGCCCAGCAGGCTCAGCAAAGGGGATTGATACAACCTTGCCCAGTTACGGTGCAGGGCCAGAAGGATCTCCTCCCCATCTCCACCCTGAGACTGGGTCAGTACCAGGAACGCCGATGGGTCCATAGGGTAAAGCAAGGCAACGTAGGCTTTCCCCGGATTATAGAAAGGGAAGGTGAACTTCGATACCATGATGCAGTGCGGGAGACCTTGGGCTTTTGCCGCGGCGGTGTACTGATCCCGGAGGTGGTCCCCCAGATTCTTGGGCACCTCCATTGTGAAGGCGAGGAGGGGAGGGAACCTCACAGAGGAAGCCCCCTCAACTGCGGTTATAGCCTTGGTGAGGTTTGCCCGGAGGTCTGGGCAAAAGTGGGGAGTCACGAATAAACGGTCTATGTCCATGATTCGATGATACTGCGGGCGTCCGCCTGGACCCAGTACTCCAGAGTGTTCAACGGGTCCTTCTCCGAGGTTGGCAACGGGATCAAGCCCTGATCCCGGCAAAACTTACGGGCGGACTCCAGTTCCCTACGGCGTAGAACTGGAGTAACCGGCAAGGCTTCCTGCTCCTCCTGGCTGTACTCCCAAGCAAAGAGGACAAACCGATCATTGACCCCCTCGGCTTTCAGATGGTGTATAGAGACCATCAGGAATCGGTCAGGGGTACTGGCCCGGAGAGAACGCTTCTCGCTAGCCGGCACCCTCATCTTCATCCTCAGCCACAGGGGCTTCTGAGTCCTTGGTGGGTAATGGCATGACATTGTGTAGTACTCCCAGGTCTTGTAAAGTTTGAAGGATTGACTCGGCGGTGTTGGCATCCGGCACGTGCTCATACTTTGGAGTACCTCCGCCACCATAGTCATCTGTTCCAATGATCGTGTGCTCGAACTTGGGTTTCCAGCGCCGTGCCGTTTTGCGCTCACGTTTCCAGGCGAGCGCGCTCCAGTGCTTAACGCCGATGGTGATGAGCTGGACATCGGAGATCTCGTCCTGCGCATCGGCGATATCAATCGCTGCAACGAGCCGACCGTAGGAGCTGTGGGGGTCCTTGAGTCCCAAGGCTACCCACTCCCGGAACAGATGGGTGCGTACTCCCAAGGCCCGAGCCGCCACCTCCGGGAAGTTGCCTAGCCGGACCAAGTGCCCGATAGCCCGGATGATGTCGTCACTCGGTTGCATGGGGAGGGTTACCCCTCGGACCACATCGCTGATCTTGAGGAAGTAGGGTTGAACCAAGGATGCGAACTCGTCTACGCCCTTTAGCTGGGAGGAGATGAGGGCTTCCGCGGTCATCAGGTTGGCGGCTCCAGGCTTAGGAGGTTTGCGCTTGGCCGAGGGAGGTTTCCCCTTCATATTACGGGTGGCTGACACCCTGGGTCCCGGAGCCCTGGCGCTACTTTGGCGGCGGGACTTCGTGTTAATCGGCTTCGGTTTGGCCATGCCCTTAATCTATACCCCGGTTCCAAGCCTCCGGGCAACTCCCCATAAAAAGAGGCGCCAGAGTGAGGACCCCTGGCGCCATGAGTTTGTGCTACAGAACGGAGGATTCGCTTTAGTTATCGGCGCTTTACCTTGGACGGTCCAGGCATCGCCGGTTTCTGGGGGCCAAAGGAGCGGATGATTGACTCGAGCCCAGAGAGCAGGACCGAGTCGTCCGCGGCGGGAGGGAGCGAGCCGGGGAAACTCCGGGAGAGCAGCTCCCGGGTCTTGTCCCGGTACTGATCCAGGATGACCCGGAGGAGTTGCTCAGTCTCCCGCCCGTTATTGGGGGTATAAGCCGGTGTAGGAGCCGCTACAGGCTTCTTTGAGGAGGAGGGTGAGGGTTTACCCTGACCGGCCCCTCTATTGACGAGAGGGGTTGCCAGAGCGTCGGCCTCGATTAGCCGGCTGCGAGTGGGTTTCTTTGTGGGCTTTTTCATTGGGGTCCTTTTGACAGAGGTGGATGAGTTTGTGCTTATGATACCGGCAGACCAGCAACCCAAACGTCAGGAGCAGGACTGCCTGAAATCCAAAAGCGGAGAGAATCGCCGAGTACGGCAGGAGGGTCTGGGGTACAGGTTGCGCGACCGCGGTTATCTTGAGTTGCTGAGGCATACTCTATGATACATCTCGGATATACAGGGAGTTGATAACGGGCTCGATGGGTCCCGTCTTGAGCTGAGGGAATCTCTCCTCCAGAAGCATCCCCGCCCGGAGTTGCCGGGACTGTCGGATGGCTTGAGCCTGGAGGCGCTCCTCCCGATCCCGGAGAAGCCCGATCTCCTCTCGAAGCCTGGCTACTAGGGCCCGGTTATCCCGGTTCTCCCGCTTGTACCGTTCGAGTTCCGCGGAGATTAGAAGGTCGCTGCCGTTGTCCATTGGGTGACTCCTGATGGGTTATGCGGGGCAGTACTTCCTTGCGTGCCCGTTTGCATTGCCGGTAGACCTGAGCATCCGCCTTCATCATCAGGGCGGTGGCACTCAACTCATTGCGTAGGGCATGGATGTACTCTTGCGCTGCGTTTAGGAGGGCATCGACAGCCTTGGGTGCGGTCTTGGCCGAGATGAAGAGGACGGCCTTGCGGAGGGTAGGGTGGCGAGCCTTGGCAACAAACTCCCCCACATCGGTCTCCCAGACATCGAGGAACGGGCCCTCTTCGTGGAACAGAGTTAGGTGGTAGCAGTACTCTGCCGGTCCGTGCTCCCTGATCTCCAGTTCCCAACGGTGGGAACCCTCCAGGGTATCGAAGGTAGCCAGCCCGGCTTTCTCGGCACTGGCTGAGGAGGAGAAGATGCGGCTCATAGTTTGATTTGCGCTCCCATCTCGGCTAGCTGTTTCAACTGGGCCGCGTTACGGGGTCCATAGGTGAAGACCTCCTGATCGCCAGGGGCCACCTTGAGTTTGAGGCTCTCGGACTCGCCGTACACCTGCCAGGTATTAGAGATGAAACCGGCTCCGATAACCTTGACGGTAGTCCTCGGAAACTGGCGGTACAGTGCATGGCACATATACTTTGCCATCTCGGCGTGAATCATCTCCTCCGGGAACACAAACCCGTACCGGATAGGGAGATGCTCGTGGTCTACTTCAATGGTGATGTATTTCATGGCTCGTTTTGATGGTACGCTCCGACCCCGCGGCAGGAGGGGCAGGTCTCCAGTCTGCCGGATCTTGTATTCAGTACGGTACCTTTGCCGGCCAAACAATGGGGGCAGAGGTCCAGGGTCTTGCAGGTAACCGAGATTGCCCGCGCAAACCCCTCCGGTCCGGCACCTTCTGGACCCAGGCTGGTCCGTACCGCCCGGAGGACCCCAAGGAACTGGGAGTTACCGTCCATACCGCCTCGCATGGATCTCGTCCAGGCGTTGCCGCAGGAGCCGCTTGTAGTGAGCCCTGGACATCAGATCGTCGAACAGGAGCCAGGCCCCAGCCAGGAGGAGGAACAGGGTGGCGATGCCGTTAACGAGAGTGGGAGTGGGGTCTAGGTGCATGGGGTCCCCTCCCGGAGGTTGCGGGCCTCAGTCATGAGGGTGACCGCCTGGGTCTGATTGATAAGCCCTTTCCGGTAGGCATGGAGTACCGGGGATGCGGAAAGGGAGGCTTCGTAGCCGTGGTCCTGGAGGAACAGGGCTTTACACTCTTCGAGTGTCATAGGGGGCTCCTTTACTTGTGCCGTGCGGTTATCTGACGGTAGATCCCCCAGAACAGGAGGGCGCCGATAACGTAGGGAAGGTACTGATAGTAGTCGTTCATCTTGGTTTGATGGTACGCCCGGGTCTGACCCGGGCTCAATAGGTATGTTGCCTTACGCCGCAGGCGGGTTCCCCTTACTGGGGAACCTCGACGACCATCAGGTTGCGGTAACCGACCGGGGTGCTCATCCCACCCCCGCGGTGTCTCCGGGATACCCGTTCCGCCTTGAGGCTATTGAGGAGGCGGATGGCGTTTTCCTTGGTACCGGACCAACCGTGGCACATACCCTGACCGGAGGCGATCGTGGCGGCGTTTGCGGCCAGTAGGACATCCAGGGGTTTCGGGGTGAGCCAGTTCTGCCCCGGCTTGAGGGACCACTTGGTGTGGAGGGCGTGCCGGTCGGCGATAACCGCTTCATCTTCCCCGAGGCTGCAGACCAGGAACCCATAGGTGTGGGCGGTCGTGCGGGCAAAGGTGCCGTTCGGCGTCGTTACGTTGTAAGTATGTTTAACCATGAGATGATATTACGCCGGTTTTGCCGATCAAGGCAACCCGAAAAGTCGCCCTAGCGGCAAACTAGGGCGACTACCTTAGACGAGGTTGGAACCGGATCAACCGAAGGCGTAAACGCTGGCGGTCTCAATCACATCCACTGCGAGCCCCTGGAGGCGGCGGATAACCTTGAACCGCTCCGCCTTGGAGTCCCGTTCCTTCTCCTTGAGGAGGCGAGTTGCCAGGGTGTTGAAGGATTCAAACAGGGCGTTGATATCCTTGCCACAGGGGGTGTAGGAGGCGATATAGTTCGGCCCCTCTCCCTCCAGGACGCGGGTCAGTTCCCGGTCGAATCCGAGGAAGGGGAACAGGAGATGGTGGAGGTGGTAGGTGCCATGCTGGACCAGGAGGTCCGGCGATTGCAGGGTCGGTTGAACGGTAGGTAGTTTGGAACTCATGCCATCAGAGTACGCCCATTTTGCCGACCCTGGCAAGACCGATCTCCAGACAAAAGAAAAGGGCCCCGACCGGGGCCCCTCTCGCTAACCGGGGAATCAGATCTCCAGGCCATGGTCCGCCCTTGTGATAATGTACCGGGCGTCCGGTAGGTAAAGGGCGGTCTGCTCATCAGACTGCCACATGGGAGGCAGGAGAATCAGGGAGGTCCGCGGTGGGAGATCCTTTGTGAGAATCGGCTTATCAAGCAGATGGACCTTGCCGGAGTCCAGCCGCTGGATATGGAACGTGGTCGGCGGGGCATCCTGGAGCTGGAGTTCCATGCGCATATCAATCCCTTGGTAGCAGGGGGCGTACTGGTGGTGGATATCAGTGAGGCTGGTGATGTCCATGTATTCCCTTTTGGTCTCAAGGCGCCATTCCTTGAGGAACCCGGAGATGTCCCCATGCAGGTAGAACTCGTCCCCTTTCCGGTACCGCTCCACCAGGAACTTCCAGAACTTGAGCTGATCCTGCGGTGGAGCCGGCGGCGGGGTCAGCTCCGGGCGCTTGAGCATGGATTCCACCGAGGGGGTAGCGGCCGTCAGGAGTCCCATGGCTGAGAGGCCCGACATGATGGAGGAGATGAAACCGCGGCGATTGAGATTCATGGGTTACTCCGGGGCCTCTTGCCCCATGGCGGCAAACTTGGCTTTGCATTTCAGGATGTACTTGCCGAGCACCTCGATGGTGGCAGAGGCCCCAAGGCGTGCGGCGTCGAGCTCTGTGATTCTCTTCTGCAGAGCCCGGCGCTCATCGGCCGAGGTAGCGGCTCCCGCCAGGAGCCCATCCCTCCGGGCTCGTAGAGCTGCGATTTCTTCGGCTTGGGCTCGCTCCAGGGAGGTGCCAGGGGCGAGGGGGTCATCAGTGGGTGGTTGATTCATGAAAACGTCTCCTAGCCTGATGGTACGACAGAGGGAGGATCAAGGAGTGGAGGCCTTCCCGCTAGGTCCAGTCACTGAGGTGAACCCTGACTGGTCCATGGCGTAGGAGTAGGGAACCACCTCATGATAGACCCCTCGGAATGGGGCGGTAGACTGGGGCATCCCGATCGTCGAGAACCACAGAAAGCCATTGATGCCGGCAGGATAGGTTCCGGCAACGGTATCGATAGGGAGGCAGGGCCCCGTTATGCTGAGGAGATCCCGCGTTCTGTTGTAGCCAACCGAATCAAAGTAGCCGGAGAGCAGGGCCAACCTGCCGCGATAGTAAACAACCTGGACGATCCCTCCGAAAGAGGGCTTCAGGGTTACCTCGCAGGAGATGGTCGGGGTGGAGATCGCCAGGGTCCTTGCCCCAGAGACGGAGATACTGGGGCGGACTGCCCGCACCTGGCTCGGGTGGACATGTTGCCCCCTCATCCCACGGCTGTTCCATACAGCCTTGGGGCTGGTGCCGTTTCCCTGGAGTTGCTCCAGTGATATCCGGGTCTGCCCATAAACAGGCAAAAGAAGTAGGAGGAGTAGAAGTTTCATCGAGTTCCTTTCCAGGGTTTCAGGTCCAGGTCCGCGGGCAGGTAGAGGGGATGCTCCGGGTGCCCGGACTTGGTATGCCGGAGGCAGTAGAGGTCCAGGTTGCGGGTCAGGATATCGACCCAGAGCGGGTCCCGCTTATGGGCGTTGACTCCCCATGCGGCTACAGGAGGGTGCCCCGCCCCGGCAATCCATTCTTTGAGGTTGGGCAGTACGTTCCGCCGGCCTATCGGGGAATCAGTCTTCCAGAGACCCGCGGGGTCCGTTGATCGGTAGGCAAACACATTGAGCATGAGGAGCCCACCGCACCCGAACCGATGAGCGAAGCCGCGGCATCGGGTTATCGTGGGGTCATCCTGGGTCTCGTCCGCGGTCGAAGGGTTTAGCCCAATGATGGGCAGGAAGGGCTTGTCCTCATTCCAGACGATCTGTAGCCAGTAGCGGTAGATCCTCTTGCCGCTGAAGGAGACCGTGCGCTGGGTGCGGAGTTTGGAGGCAAAGTCTACCATCGGTTCCCTTTCTACTGGAGGTTGGCCCAGATATGCCCGCGCTGATCCAGGGGCAGCCGCATAATGAGGTCAACCGCCTGTTCCCGGGAGACCTGATGGACCCCGGCCCGGAACCGGATATGGTTCCAGCGGTTCATCCTGGCTACGGTTAGGAACTGAGTCCAGTACTCGGAACTCTGAAGCTGCGTGCCATCTGTTTTGTTTTGATGTGTATGTTTCATAAAAAGAGGGGGCCGCGGCTTCCACCGGGCCCCCTTGAGGGAATGGAACGCCGCTCCTTGATATTACGGGGCAGCCACCAGGACCGGGCAGACCGCCACGGCCGTATCGGGCGGGTTGTCCGCATCACCCGCAGACCAGGGGTACTGAGAGTTCGGCACGACCGTGTTGCCGGAGAAGGTATAGTCAACGCCCGGATTCTGGGCCAGCCCGTTGCGGAAGATTGCGCAGGAGGGGGTCGCTCCCTCATATGCCCCGGTCGAGTTCCGGAGCAGAGGGCGGGTTTCGTTGACCATCACTAGGCGGAGCTGGCTGAGGTCGATGCTGAGGGTGAGCGTGCCGTCCGAGTTCGGCGTTAGCTTGAGACCGGGTCCCTGTTTCACGATCCGGAACGAGCCACCAAAGGCGTAACCGAGGAGGGTCGTGTTACCAGAGGTCACAAGGTTGGTTCCGACCTTGAGCTGAGAGGGGGTGACCTGGGTCGATTGCCCCATTAAGGGGAGGACGCAGGCGAGGCAGAGGAGAAGGATAAAGCGCGGCATAAGGCTCCTTGAATAGATAGGGGTTAGGCTAAGAGACCAGCCAGGACAGGACGGTTACCCCAACGCCGTATGTGGCGGCGTTGGGGTTAACAAAGAAGAAGATGCGGTCGGGAGCGGTCGTGAAGTGGGACGTCAAGGCGGTGGAGTAAATCTCCACGTAGTTGAAAGAGTCCTTTGAGAGATAGTACTTCAGGGCGCTCCCGGTGTTCTGAATCCGGTACCAGACTACACCCCCTGCGCACCACGTGCAGCTGATGTTCAGCGGCGTACTTGAGTAGGTAGTGGGGTTCGTCCAGTAGTCAATGGCGAGGTTGCCCACCGTGGCGTTAATCGTTGTCAGCTTGCCGGTACCGGATTCCCGAAAGCCGATGCCCGTTCTGTAATAGTTGACGGACAGCTGAGAGGCAAGCATAGCGACCGTCAGAGTATACGGGGCGGCCGGTGGCGTGATCTCCCGCGCATGGATAGCCACGGCCCCCGCGCTATCCGGCGAGTAAAGGATCTGGGCCCCGTTGGAACTGGTAATAGTCGCGGTCCCCTGATTGACCCAGGAGTAGCTAGGCAAGGAGGGGTCCGTGAACGTATACACCGGTCCGTAAAGCGTACCGCCCACATTGATATAGGGCACCGTCACAGTGGGCACCGTACCGGAGGCGCAGGCCGCACCTGCCGAGACAATGTTGCCGTTGGCATCAAACTTGGCACAGTCATTAGTAGCGGTACTGCCCGTGAAGAGCTGGAACTTGGTGCCGTTGCCGTTGGCCGAGCCGGCGGCGATATCCGTGGTCGCTACCTCGGTAAGCCCGCTTCCGGTACTGGACTCGGTCACCTTACTCGCCACGTACCGATACCCGTACAGCCGCCCGGTTACCGTGCCGGTTCCGGTCAGGGAAGCCAGATTGACCCGCATGAACGGGTAATAGCCTTCTAGACGGGTGGTGCCCTGAGCGACGCTGGTGTTGGGATTGATGCCGGACACGACCGTTCCGCCAAAGGTTGCCCAGGTCCCGGCGACTCCGCCCGCGGCCAAGGGAGCGTGCTGAACGGTGAGGGCCAGCGTGCTGGTAAAGCCCACCGAATTGTAGGAGACGACCCAGGTGGAGCAGTAGCCGCTCCGGTTGTCGTAGGTGCTGGAGTTGCTGGCGGAGGTGAGAACGAAATCGAGCTTACAGTCAGGAGCGGAGCCCTGAGCGTGGAGACCCAGGGAGCAGAACAGGAGCAGCAGGAGTACTGCCCACTTGCGGAATTGTGTATTCATTGGAGGTCCTTGTGTTTGAGATGCCGGGAACCGGCTCCCCTTGATAATCGACCCCGCTCGACCCCTGTAAAGTCGCGGCAATCCCGGCTGGCATCCACTGAGGGACTCCAAAAGAGAAAGGGGGCACCCTTGAGTACCCCCGCATCCTCCGGCTCTCTGTAGTCGATCCTAGAGTTCCTTGTCCTTGACCTCCTGGAATACGAGGTCAAGAGTGGCATTCCCCTCCTCATCAGTCCCCGGCTTTTGTTCGATGACCCGGTACGGTCCACGCCTGGCTCCGTTGGGGAATTCAAAGTAGTACAGCCGGTCCTCCGGGGCCTGTGGCTGGAGGGGACCGAACTTGATCTGGGACAGATCGAACTCGGCATCCGCGGCTTCAATGATGGGGTGCCCGAATAGGAGCTTTGCGGACTCCGGGTTCGAGATGGTCAGTTGCGTTAGGGAGTAGAGGGGCTTCCCATCAAAGGAAAGCGAGGTCCCGGTCCCAAGGTTGATAGGCTCTTTCGGTTCATCCTTCGGCATCTTTATCCTCCGGGGCAACCTCCTGGCTCGGCTGGGGTTTGCCCAGTTTGCCAGCCCAGAAGTCGGCTAAGGTCTTCTGGGAGGAGGCCTCCACCTGGTAGACCCCGACCGTTGGGCCCTGCCCCAGAAGTTCCTCCACCTGGTAGCAGAGGCCAACCGTGCGCTTGTGATGGAGCCGGGCAATATCCACCAGTTCCATCAGGAGGGAGGGCGGAGCCAGGATGGCGGCAGGGAGAGAGCGGGGAACGGGAGCAGGTGAGGAAGGTGAGGAAGGTGAGGAAGGTGAGGGGATGGTGGGGTCCTCCATCTCGGTATCAAAGCCCTTTAGGACCCCGGCAGCCTTCAGCTCGGCATGGTACTGCTCAATCAAGGCGCCGACCTCATCCCCGACCGGGAGGCTGAGACCGGGCAGGGTCTGTTCGAGGGCCGACATCAGGGCACGGAAAGTGACTACGGCATCGAACTTCTTGGTCGGGTTCTTATCGGCATCCCCTCGACCGTGAATCTTGTCCATCAGTTTGACGACCCCCTTGCCCAGTAACGGGAGAACAGTCTTGGCTAGGAGTGGAGCGGCAACGGCTAGAATCGACATCAGGTTCCTTTCTCCCCATATCGGGGACAGTTTGATAGTACGACCAGACAGAACAATGGCCCCGCTGGTAACGGGGCCATCATTATGCCGGCGTTGATTAAACGGCGACTGCGGGAGTCGGGACGTCCTCGCGGAGGCCACCGAAAACGATACCGAGGGTGACGGCCTCGGCGGGGATCTCGATTTCACCCACGGCGGTCAGCGTTTTGACGCCGGGGCCGAGGCGGACATCGACCTCCAGCCGGAGCTGGACCTTACCGGAGGCCAGCGGGCGGACCGAGATGGCCGCAGCGTTGTCCTTGACGGGGATGAGTTCCGCCAGGGTCGGGTCGCTGATCGTCCACTTGATCGTATCGACCGGCGCCGGGGTCGGGGTCGCCCCGCCGGTGAGGGCGGAGAAGGAAGCATCAAGAAGAAAGCCAAAAGGCAGGAGAACGGGATTCATGGGGTCTTTGCTCCAGAGTTGTGGTGGGTTGACGGAAAAGGAACGCGCTTGTGCCCGTACTGTGTAGAACAAACTCAAGGTAGTCGCGCCCCCAAAGAGAAGATAGAGTAACCAGTCTGTAATGCGTTTGAGCCAGGACATCTGTCCTCCTCCCCTTGATTATACGGACCGCTTCCAATCGGGCTCCGGCATGGGTCCCGGTTCCGGTCCGATTCGGACTTCGTAGGTAACGCGTTTATGGAACGTATCCCGTCCAATAGCGTAAGGTTGCGGGCTCTCCTCGGTAATGCGGTATTCCTTGCGGAGGGTCTCGGTGGTCATCGCACGGATAACCTCGTGGCCGTCCAGTCAAAGGGTGCCCACCATCTGCTCTAGGGGCTGGTCCTCCGGCATAAAGGCCTGGCGTAGCTCATACCGGACGATCCGCCCCCTTATGTATGCCTCACGGCTTGGCTTTGACATCGTTCCTCCGGGTTTCTTGGATATCGGCCGGGAGTCCCTGATAGAGCAGGGCAGCCTCATCCGCCAGGGCGGGGTCCAGCTGGTGGTAGTTAGCACGGAACAGGAGGGAGAAGGCCTCCCGCTTCCTCCTGGCGGCAACATAGTAGATCCGCGGCTCTCCGTTGACCTGCATGGATATCTGGAATTTACGGCACTGCCTGGAGGGGTGGGTGGTCATCTTATCCTTCTTGCAGGTGAAGCAGATGAGCTTTGTGAAGTACCGAGGGAGGGCCACTCCCTTCATCGCGGCCCAGTGTGGGAAATCCTCCCGCCCATAGTATTTGTGGCACTCCTTGCAGCGGGCAACATAAACATCGAAGTGCCGGCAGATCGCCCGGAACAGGTCCCCGGAGCAGAGACCCTTACTGTACCCCTTGGTGCGGAGGAGTTCCAGGAATTCGATGACCATCTCTCGCCGCATGGCGAGGATACTGTTCAACTGCTCCATCCGGGGATTCGATTCAGTTTGGTTTAGTGGATTCCGGGATGCCAGCATCTGCCTTTACCTTTGCGTAGAATGTCTTCAACTCCCGCTCATACCAGGAATACAGGGCAAGGATTTCCTCCTCGCTCAGGGTCATGACGACCGTATGGTCCAGGGCGGTGAACCCCTGGACAAAGCCGGAGTAATAGGCGTAGCAGAGGACCCGCTCGTCATCTGTCCCGCCATTGTAGTGGATACCCCGGAGGAACGCCCGGAATCCCTCAGAGATGGACTCCCGCCCGATCTCAGCCGAGGATGCCGCGGCTTCAACTGAGGCTGGAGGTGTACTCCGAAGAACTTCGATCTCCTTCTCAACGCCGCGGAGCCAATGGGCTACAGTCCCCACAAGGGCGGGAGGGGAGGTATCAAGGATGAAAGTCAGGCTGTAGACCTGCTCTGCCGCGTAGATCCTCCCGTCCGAGAACCGTTCGGCGATATTCACGACCACTACCTTGGAAGGCGTATCAACGGTCACGGTGTAGCTGCGGGAGGGGATATCGCCGGCACCGACCCAGGCAATCAGGCAGGATTGAAGGGCATTGAGGTTATCGCTTAGCACTGATGTCCTCCTTCACCTTGACCAGGAACTTCTTGCAGAACTCGGTACCGAGGTTGTCGACCAGGGACTCCCCAAGGGAGCGGGCGAGTACCTCCACCCCACCTGAGGCCCGCATCCAGCACTTCACGGCGTACTGGTAGTCGAACATCGGGGATTCGGGGTTAAGCGCCTCCTCAAGTTGCCGGTGGTGAGCCTCGCAAAGGTAGGCCCACTGCTTCTCATCTCGCCCGACCTTCTTGTGGATCGGGATGCGCCCGCAGGGGCGCTTATCCAGCCAAGTACAAACGGGCTTTGTCTCTTGTGGTTCAGGCATGTTTGACCAGGGTCTTTCTGGGGCGGGGACGGCGTTGCCGGTCCTGCTCCCTTTTGAGGTGTAGCATGGACGCTGCTAGGTTCTGTACGGCCGCGGTCGTTTGAGCCATCGCTTGTTCTAGGTTCTCCAGCCGGCTCAATACCTGCTGGAATGATTGGTCTTGCTCGGACATAGGACCTCCGAAGTGATGATACGGAAACGGGAGCCGGTAAGGGCCCCCGTTTGTTGGTTGTGGTTTGGGTTACGCCGGCTGGATGGAGTAGCGGCGCCCTTCGAAGACAAACGATACGAGTTGCCCCGCAAACTTGCCGCGGCTCTGCTCATGGCAGGCCAGGCTGAACGCCCCCTCCAGGTTCATCCCGGTCGGGATCTCCAGCTCATTGGAGATATAGACCCGAGCTTGGCCCTCGCTCCAGTCCAGGTCTTTCAAGGGAATCCCCTTGGCCACCCCGCGGCTGGCCTCTTCGATAGCGGCGAGATCCTTCTCCGGTCCCGCTTCCCCGAAGGCCGCCCGGTTTGCCTCCTCGATACGGGCGATGCCGGCATCCAGAGCCTCCGAGAACTTGGCTACGTTCTCAGCTGCTCCCGGCTCCGCCGTGGGTTGCCCGGTTACCTCCTGGGTCTCGGCGGGTGCCGGCTTGGGTTTCCCCTTCACTACGCCCTTGCGGACTTGTTTGGACATTGAGTCCTCCTTCAGATTGATTGTACAGTTGCGATTGCCGGCGCTGGGCTCCACTAGGAGACGCCGGATTCCATAACCTGGAACTCTACTGGCCCCAGACCCCCGGACTCGTTAACGCGGTTGAACGCTACGAACGCCAGGCGACCAGAAGGTTCCTCGTGGCAGAGTACCTGGGTCGGGGCTTTGATATGCTCGACCAGCTCTTTTGCCATCTCGCGGGCGGCAGCCTGGGTCGTACGCCCCCACCGGGTGCGGCTACCCGCAAAGCCGAGGCTGTAGGTTACTGCCGGGAGAGCCGGGGCGCTGTTCGGTCGGAGGATGCTCCCCAAACTGATGGCGATCTCCCGCAGGAACGGCCGGGGCAGCTGGGAGGCCAGCTCCATGTTAATCACGTTCTCAAGGGAGAGCAGGTGATTAGTCATCTGCCGGAGGTAGCCGAGCCGCTGGGCAAAGAAGTCAGGGAGGATCTTCGAGTTGCTGGTCCCATTCCACCCGTACTCCTCGGCGACCATGACCAGATCCGGGATATGCCTGGCATTGAACTCCAGTGCCCTGCACTTCTCCTGGAGGGTGGTGTGCTCCTCCCGGAGAGCGTTCAGAGCCGCTATCGCCTTGTCCCCGTTTGTACAGCCGGCCTGCAAGAGCTCGGCTCGGGTCTGCAAAGCCCCATGCTCGGCCTGTAGATTAGCGAAAGCGGCCCGCAGGTTCTTGTACTTACCAGCCCAGTCCTCCTGCCCATGGCCTTCGATGATGCCCTCGTCGAGGACACCTGGAATGAATTTGGAACTCATAACTCTCCTTCTATCATTGTTTTGCGGACCGTTGGCCGGCGAACCCTCGGCTTTGTCCGCTTCTCCTTGGGGGCCTTGAGGACTCGTATGCCAGGCCCCCATAACAATTCCACCCCGGCCTTGGGGAGCCTTGGGGACAGGCTCCTTATCACCAGGGGCCGGGTCCCGATCACCGGGCTCCATTCCACGTAGGCTCCGAGGGGCTCGTGGAACACTTTGCCAATCTCGGCATCTTGGTTGGGCTCTCTTGCCAGGAGGGCCCGGAACTCTCTGATCGTCATAACTATGATGGTCGCTCCGCCTGAATCGGGTATTCGGCAAGGGCCTCAAGAATCAGAGCAGCCAGGGGCTCGAACGTGATTGAGGAAATGCCATGTATTGCGACCCCCTCCCGATCAATGGTATAGCCTCCTCGCCATTCTATGCCTGTGCGTGTCTCGAGCCCCTGTTTGAAGGCGATGTACAGGGCCGCTTGAATGAGCCGGATGTTGAAGGCCTTACGTTCTTCTAGCATCTGGGCGGGGGCCATCAAAGCCAGGCTTGCGGTGGCCTCCTGTATCTGAGGGTCCCGCCGTTTGTTCTTGCCGATACGGATGCGCTCCTCAATCCAGGACTCAATGGCTACACGGGCTGCCGGATCTCTACCGAGGAGGACAAACGTCATCTCGTCATCATGGGCCCGGCTCATACAGCTCGCCGGATTAGAGAGTTCCTCCCTTTTGCGCATGGCTAGTTTACCTCCGGCGTACTGGGGAGGGTGAGGTCCTTGACGTTGAAGGACTCGGCTACCCCCTTCTCCATTGCCGCGGCTACCTCCGGGTTCTCCGTCATCAGGAGGTGGAAAGCCCCTCCAGGGTAGGTGAAGGTGCGGATGACGTAGCCCGTATCCCCTTCCGGTGGGGCGGATTGAAGATGCCGAAGCATCCGTATGATCTCCTGACCCAGGGCATTGAACTGGGCGTTGGAGTCTTTGTTGCCTATCTTGCTTTGTGACATCAGTTTACTCTCCTGCTTGGTTTGCGGCCCCGGAGGTCTGCCCGGTCCCCTTTGAGCTTCCGCTTACGGCGCTTGCGCACCTTGGGGAGGTTGGCCACTTGTTTGATGATACCGTGACACCCTTCTGAGGGACAGAAGCGGCGGGTGGTTAGAACGGGCATACGTCTGATCCTGCCACAAACATCACAGCAATAGTTGCGGTTACTGGCCATAGGATTCTAGAAGGTGTTGGGCTGATTGAACCACAGAGGGTAGACCCGGGAGGCCCTGGCGTTACACTCGGAGGTTCTTTCGTAGCAGGTGATTAGGATGGGCAGCCGCTGGGTGGGCACAATGGCTACTCTGTACTGGGCTGGATAGGTGGACCGGGTAGCCACCGCTTCCCAGCTTGCGGTGGCATAAGGACTGCCGAGCTGTAGTTGCCGGATGGAGAGCTGTGTACCTCCCCCTCCCGCGTGCTTCAATTGGGTCCAGTTCCGGACCTGTTCCGGCTTAACCTTGGTTTGCCCCAGTACCAAAGGGAGGAGCAGGAGGATTAGGCAAAGCGGCTTCATCATCAGACCTTCTTTCTCAGATGGGGCTGGACCCCGGCTGTATCCTGGCAATGGGCTAAAACGCCCCGCCACCGGTCGAGTAGTCGAGGGGGAGGGACTCGACCCTGGCTCCCCATCTCGATTGCGTTCTGGAGTTCCTTGATTGCGGAGTACAGGGCGGTTTGCTGGGAAACCTCCTTGCTGGTCAGGACCCCGTTAGCCATTCCCGGACCCCGCACGGTGGACCAAGGCGCAGGAAAGCGTCTCGGCGCTCAGACAGGCGCAGCGGTCCTGATCCAAGGGGAGGTGGACCCAGGTGCCCCGGGTGGAGAGGCTGACCATGAGGATATCCCCCTGATCTCGCCCGGAACCGCCGATGGCCCGGGTGATCGTGTGATGTTTGCCTGGGTCTGGGGGCATCATCTCCTCCAGCTCGGACAGTAGACGGTGAAGGTATTGCAGTGGCTGTTCCATAATTAGACCTCGACCCCTCTCGTCATTTCCCGGAGGTAGAGGGGTCTGTGCCCGGGAACGACAACCAGCTTGAGGCGACCTTTGAGGTTGAACCCCTGGCGTAACAGGCTGTTCACGGTGCGCTCAAGCTCTGATGGCTCGTAGCTGGTCACGAGCTGGTACTCCAGCAGGCGTTGCCCCGGCTTTAGGCCTGGGGGTTTGAAATTATCGGGTAACGGTCCGGTCTTCATCCTGCGTTCTCCTTTGTTTGCCATTGTTTCGTTGCGATCTCGACCTCTTGCTGGAGAAATCGGGCCATATACTCCGGTCCCATCTCCGTCACAAACTCCTGAGAAAATGTGATCTGAGCCCGGTTCCAATCAGGGGCGCCTATGGGCTTCTGGGAGAGTAGGAAGGTTACACCAGGACCCATACCATAAGGAGCAGAGGGGCTACAGGTCCAGTGCCGTTCCCCCTCGGCACTTGAGATCTCAAGTAGCCAGGCCATCAGGTATTCGAGCATCAGACCTCCTCATCTTTCCAGTTGTCGAGGGGGCAGTGCCGTCCGCTCTTGGTCGGCTCTCCATCCCGGAGTTGTGGGCACTGTTTATGTACGCAGTCCCCATCCGAGTGGGCGGCGCAGCGTTTGAGAGGGGGTTCCGGTCCGATGCAGAACGGATACTCCCGGTTCCGGAACTTGCGGATAAGCTCTTGCATACGGGGACCAAGGGGCTCAACTGTGGCGGTTACCTCCTCGGCGGTCCTCTCCGCGGTTACGCCAGCGATAGGGAGATCCCACAGGAAGATCTCCTGCGTTATGGGTGGGGTCCCTCGGAGCCGTCCCGTAAAGTCAACGAAGAAAGCCCCAAGCATGGGAAGAGGGGGTACGCCTTGGCTTGCGTCTGCCGGCGCAGATGGAGACGCGGGGCCATCGGTTGCGTCTTTGGTTATGTCTGCCGGCGCAGAGGGAGGCGCAGTCTCCTCGGGAGCGCCTTGGGTTACGCCTGCCGGCGCAGATGGAGACGGGGAGAAATCCCGGCGCTTGCCGTTGATATCGAGGATGAAGGGAGAGAGCTGGCCATCCGGTTGCCGTTCGTAGAGGGTACCTGCCATAGCCCTGGCTCGAGCCATAGCCTCCTGCTTGGTATGCTCCCGGATAGCTTGGTCAGCGAGTGGTGAGGGTGGAATGGTCTGGAACTGACCAAAGCTCCTACCGAGAGCCTTAATGGCCGCTATCGCTTCCTCCCTGAGAGCCTCCTCCTGACGCTCCAGGCTGGCCAGGATCGACTCAGTCACGGTTTCCAGGTATAGGGAGCCATCGACCCCAAGGACCTCCCCTCCCTGATCCTCGACCCAGGTGCTGCCATGATCTTCCTGGTCCCGGCTCTTGAGTATGCCGGCCTTTAGCCCGGCGAGGATGGCTTCTTTGCGTTGGTTTCGGGTAGGCATTAGTGGCGGGCCTCCAGCTCAAGCCGGGCGATCTCATCCCCGATAAGGAGGTTCAGCTGTCTGGGATCTGCCATGACGAGGGGGCTGATGCCTACCACGGAGCCGCAGACGGCGGAGGGTGTGGAGAGACGGAGCATCAGGCAATACATGGAAGGCGGGATACCCTCCGGGAACTGTACAGAGTACGGGGTGGTCAGTAGAAACGACCGGGAGCCAGGCGGGCCGGCGAGGCTCCATCTGGAAAGGATATCGAGCATAGGTGAGTCCTTTGTAAGGAGGGCCCCCTTCCGGAGGCCCGTTGTGTTGATTATACCGGGCGGTGGATCAATCGGAGATCATCGACCCGGGCAATGTGTTGGGTATGCCGGTTATAGGCGATGTACGCCACGGTACGCCGCCGGTCCGGGAGGAATCGGAACTTGGCAATACGCCAGATGGTCCGGGGCTCATCCCGGTGGCGTACGAGGTCTCCCACTTTGAGTTGCATGCCCTGATTATACAGTAGGATTGCGGGCACGCCAGTACCGCAGCTCCTCGACCAGGAGAGGGTACACATCCACCGCCAGGTTACGGAAAGAGTCTCGCCGGAGGGCACAGGTATGGCACCCACAGCCCTGATTGATGGCGTCCCGCATCTGATCGATACGGTCCAGCTCGTTATTGGTGACGGCTAACCCGGGAAAGCCAGGTGTTTGCGGGAGAACCCGGAGATCAACCGGGGCGGAGGAACGCGGCTGGCAGTTGGTGGGTGGTGGTGCGGAGACCGGAGAACCACAGGTGCCGCGGTAGAAACGGGAGCTGGGGTCCTCGGCAGGGAGGGTTGCGTCTGCCGGCACGGATGGAGACGCTGGGATCTCGGTTGCGCCTTTGGTTGCGTCTGTCGACGAAGATGGAGCGACCGCGGCGGCTATATCGGCTCGCTCCTGAGCGGAGAAGGTAGCCCCGGAGGCGATCCCGGATACAGGTTGTGGTGAGGGTGGTGAGGGTGGTGAGGGCCTTGGTGGAGCCGGGCGCGTTGGCCAGGGCGCGTTCTGGGCCTCTTTACTGATCGGAGCCAGAGAGTCCGAAGCTGGTGTAGGGGTGGTGGGTCCTTTACCCACGTACTTTTCCCGCACCTCCTGGAGCCATTCCCCGGAGGGTTGCGTATGCCGGAGGCTCTCCAGGACTTCTGCGGGGATCTCCCGCAGCTCATCATGAACCATACTGGCAATCTGCCGACCCTGGAGGGTAGGCCGGAGGAGTATGAGCAGGTCCATGCCCCCTTCCTTGGCCGAGAGAATCCCCAGTACCTTGGCGCCAGGAGGCAGAACCGCTCCCGCCTGGAGGACCTGGAGGGTGCGGGTCTCCATCCCTATGCCGGGGTTAGTGTACGCCAGCCAGGCGAGGTTCGAGGCCTTGGGAGCGCAGGAGGAGAAGAGGCCGAGGAGATTGCCCATTATGGGCAGCTGCATCTCCAGGGTCCCTGTGGTGGGGCGTTCGAGTTCATATACTTCAACGGTTACGTTTGTCATGGTTTGCCCTTTCGGTTCATGGTCTTAACCATATCGGCAACGAGCGATACGAGGAAGACGAGGAGGATGCCAACGCCCGCGGCGGGCTTTGGGTAGGCATCGATAGCGGCGAGGAAGTCGTGCATCGGGAGTCCTTATAGATCAGCCTTCAGGATGTGGTACGTTGCCCCGCAGTAGATAACGGCAAATGCCGCATCCGAGGTCCGCAGGGCCTTCTGGTAGATGTTACGAAAGACGTATAGCGGCACCTGGAGTTCCATTGCCGTGCCGAGGTTGGAGCCCTTCTTGAAATCCACCTTGGCACCGATGGTCGGACGGTATGCCGGCACGCACTCGGATAGGGGAGGGAGGGGCACAGTCTTGGGTACCTCCACCCCGTAGTGGTTGAGCCCCATGTGATGAGCCCCGTTCTCCTGGCGTTTCATCTCAGTACAGGAGAGCAGCCGGTCATCCTCGGACCCCCGGCGTACAGTGAGGCGGATTTCCAGATGGTGGGAGAACTCCAGTACCTCCACAGTCTTGAGGCCGTTGACGATCTGGGGCTGTTGCTGATCCTGGCGAATGGTGGTCTTTGGCATAATGATCTCTCTTTCCTTACGGGTTCGGTTCTACGATATGGTACGCCCGGACAGTGATTGTCATGGCAGATGCCGGTTTGAAGTTAACGATAGGGCCGCACCAGCCGGGGCAGTAGAGCTCCAGTTCCATCTTGCCTCCGGTACGGCGGCGCCATCTCCAGGTCTGGAACCTCCACCAGAGTTGCCGCGGTTTGAAGCTGAGGTACCATGCCAGGGTGTAACGGAGCCATGTGTTCCCATAACGGACGGGCCGCGGACCAATGGGAGGTTTAGGCATTGGGCGCCAGGAGAGGTAGCGGAGGGTTTCGACAGGCATGAGGGTTCCTAGTGGTTGATACAGTCCGGGCAGGTTATCTCCTCCGGGATCGTGGTGAGCTTGATCCGGGGCTTCAGTCCGTACCAGACCCGGATGCCGCAAAGGGTGTAGGTATCCCCGGCTGATGGAGGATCAAACGTGCGGTGAACCAAACTGGAGAAGTGGCCCTGCGGCTTACCCTGTTTTGCCCGCTTCTCTACGGCATCGAGCAGCTCGGTTATCTCCTCGGCGAGGGCTCTTCTCCTGGAGGAGACCAGATAGCCGGACCATGTTGCGGCTAACTCCGCGGCGAGTGTTGCGTGGCTCTTCTTCCCTATCGCTTTCATGAGGTTCCTTTCTACTTGGATCGCCGGCGGGTCTCGTACTCGCTAGCGACCTCCTCCTCAATCCGTTCCCGGGCCTCCTGTACTCGCCGCTCGATCTCCTTCAGCATCTTGGCTTTCTGGCGTTGCTTACGCTCTCGCCGGTCTGCCTTATCGTGGTCCTCCCAGAAATTGGCAAAGTCACGCTGGGCGCGAGATCGGGCATCAGAGTACAGAATCCGCTCCTGCTCATCCTGGGTCAGGTCACGGAATGCGGCACAGAGGGCACGGATGGCACGGTCATTGGCCTCCTGTATATCTTCGATCCGCCAGATCCGGCCACCCCTGAGAGTACGCATCGCATCCTTACCCTCCTTGTCGAAAGAGACCCACGGAGCCTGTTTCTTCAAGTAGGCTGCCTGGCGTAGGATCTCCAGGCTACGACCCCGCAGAGCATCAGTAGCCCGCGACTCATCGCTGGCGCTCCATCCTCCATCATTACACGGCATATCGCTTTCCTTTCCTTGATCCGGCAGTTGCCGGTCTTACCTTGGAATATCTCACATTCCCTTGCTTATGATACGTTACGGTTAACCGGGTGGTCGGGGCATTTGCCATAGGATTGACTACGGAGAATGGGCCATCTGCCACCCTTCTTAATTGGTAGAACTCATCTAACGTAGGCGGCTCCAGTAATGTTGCTTTATTTGCCATATCTGTCCTCTATACTATTTGCGATTATCCGGTTGTGCCAGGCGTTAGGCGTTTTCTTGTTGTGGTTATTGGTTTGCCTGTAATCGGCGTACTGCCTGATAGGCGTTTGCGGCTTGGCTCCTGATCCCTGTTTATACCGGTCCGTACAAACGAGCCAGGGAACTGTACGCCCGGTCGGCGTCGAGAGCCTTCTTGGCACGAGCTATGAGCCGGTCCTGTACCGTTGGTATTCCGGCCTCGCATAACGGGCAGGAGAGTTGAGCGGATCGGGTGGGTCTCCCAGCCATGATAAACAGCTCTGCCTTCTCGAAAACGATAGGCTGGAGTTCCCCGGATGGCTCCAGGAATTTGAGTGGGGTGGTAGTCGGTCGGCGTTTCATGTTTGTTATCCTTTCACGATGATAACCGGCAAGCGCCCTTGCAGGCGGTCTATCTCGGTTAACTCTCTTTTCTGGTAGATCTTTTTAGGCTGGCTGGTGATGTACTGCCGGACCTCCGTGCCGTTGTCGGCAAAGAGGGCCAGCTCTATCTTGATCTCTACCTGGCTGGCCGGGTCGAATGCCTGTAGCAAGGCGATCATTTCATCTGCTCTCATGGGGCTCCTTTTGTTCAAACTCGGCGAGCAGGATCTTCTCGATTAACGTGCCGCGGTCCATCTGGAGGATAGCCTTCCGGGTCCAGGTATCCGGGCACCATATCGCCAGGGTACAGCGTAGGGTATCAATGCGATAGTTTGCCAGGGTCTTGGCCCGCCCGGTGAGGAGGTGGAGTTGCTCGGCCGCACTCATCGGCCACCCCACATAGCCCAGACCATAGCCGGGGCAGTGATCTCGTACTTGCCGGAGGGGAAGTACTTCCAGGAGACGTGCCGGGGCTCGGCGGTGCGGTAACCGAGGCTGGTCAGAAAAGAGAATGCCTCCTCCCTCGATACAACGCGGGAGAGCGGGTGGATGGGGTTAGACATAGTGGCGTCCTTCTTCATGGGCTTTGAGCCTCTCGATGATCGCTGTGTGGTTTAGGGCGTGGGGTTGCCCCAGTATACCTGAAATGATTAGGTTGAGAAAGTTCCTCTCGATACCGGCTACATGGCGTTTCAACTCGTGGAGGGCCTCCAGGATATCCGAGGTCCCTCTCGCGTCTCTGACCGCGCGGTAAGCGGTCCTGGCAGCGACTACCTGGGAAACATAAGGAGCCGCCCGGTCCCGATCTTCATGCCGATAGTAGGAGGGGGTCGCAAAGCGGGCTAGATCCTTGCCCAGAAAGGCGAGGAGGATGAGGGCCTGGTCCTTGGTCAGGGCGGAGGGTTTCATACCATCTCCTCCCGCGAGGCTACCAGATGCGTGGCGAGATCCTCCCGCAGGATATCGATGAGTCGCAACTCCCTCTCGATTGCCTCCAGGCATCGGTTCCGGTAGGTGAGACCGAGGCGGGGCTTATCCGCCTTCTTTTGGAGGGAGGCCAGGCGGGTGGTGCTCTCCTGGAGGCGTTTGATATCGATCTTGAGCAGGATGAGGGCACGAGTATCTGACATGGCAATTCTCCTGGGTCCCCGCGAGGGGAGTTAGATGGCCTCGACAGTGGTGCGGATCTCGGCGAGGATGGCTTCCAGCCGGGCAACCTCAGTGAGCATGGAGTCCTTGCTCCAGTACTGGGTCGGCAAGGATAACTGAGCCAGGGCCCGGAACTTGGTAGCCGCGGCATCCGAACGCTTCTCGCGGGCGATGTACTCTTCCCGCTCAGCAAAGGGCATATCGTCGATGCGGCCAGCGGAGTAATAGTTCCAATCGCTGTGCTTCAGACCAACCTCCCGACCATCGGTGCGGTACCGGGTGACGCTCTCGCCTTGCTGTACGTCCATCTGACCGCTCGGCGTGATCTTAACGATTATGCCCCGGTTGAAGTAGGGGCGGTTGCCGGAGGTGCTGACGAGGAAAATGGTGTCCCCGACTTTGCGGCTGGTTTGGTTGGTTGCGTTGTCCATGAGTTAAGAGTATGCCTGTTTTGTCAGGAGGTCCAGGGGAATGTCGCCTTAGATTCCGCCCTAGAGCCAGACCCATGGGTTTGCCTAGTACTATATAGACATGACGAAACCCATTGGCATAGTAGGATGTTCCGCCACAAAGGCTGAGATCAAGCCCAACGCCCGGATAGCCGCAAAGGATCTGTACTGGCCGAGCACTTTGTTCCGCCTCTCGTATACCCTCCTGAAGCGGGATTGCCGGCAGGTGTTTATCCTCTCGGCACACTACGGATTGATAGAGGACACCAAGCTCATCAGGACGTATGAGGCCTCCTTCAAGCCCTCGGTAAAGGGCACCGCCTCGGTCATCACCTGGGAGGAGATCGACCAGCAGTTCCGGTACTTTGGCCTGACCCAGGATCGCTTGCTGGCCATCCTCGGCAAGGATTATAGCAACGTACTCGGCAAGGTCCTGGCTTTCTACCCCGCACAAATTACCTATCTGTACTCTGATTTGCCCCTGGGTCTCCGCATGCAGGCGATCAAGAAGGAGCTGGGGGATATCCCAAAGGACAAACCCAGCCCCCGAAAGGTAAAGCCCGGCCTCCGGCCCCTCCTGTAAAGAGGCCGAGAGCCGGGCTAGGATCGACTACAAACGGTCGAGGAGGGGAGCCCCTTGGTTGGTTACCCTCTACGCCCTGGAGATCAAGGGGACCCGCTCGATCTTACCTATCCAACCAAAGACTTCCCCATGCACTTTCATGTACCGGGCATTCAGTTGAACCGAGAGGGGCTCTCCCTCGCAATCGACGATGCGGCACTGGAGGCGGAGGTGCGACTTCTCCTCTATGATCCGGTCCCACTCCCGGAATACCCTTGGCTGATCCTCATGGAAGATAATCACCTTCCAGCTTGTACCGAGGAGATCAACCTCCGGCAACCCTACAAGGTCACACAGATCCGCATTGACCCCCAGAAAGTTGCCGTACTCATCTGTTTCCCAGGAGGGGGCCCCGAAGGCTATCTTCCATCGGGTCGTATGCCGTTCTGATAGTACGGTGACCTGGTCTGCCAGGGCATCCACTCCGGTGGCCAATCTATCCACCGCATCCCGGAGGCTTCCACCTCCATTGGGAAGCACTTCTTTGGTCAGTCTGTCTACCTTGGCAGGTAGTAATGCTATGGCCTCCAGGGCCCTATAGACTCGAATCATACTGCCTCCAGCTCGCCAGATGGTCGGGCCATATTTCCAGAGCAGGGCCGCGACAGGCGCAGCGGTGGCGAGTATCGGGACGTGATCCCGGATTAGCTGGGGAATTTGTATGGTCATGCGTCACTGTTTCCGTTATCCAGGAGAGTAGCGCAAAAATACTGGCTGAGGGTCATAACTCTCTGTATTGATTATCGCCCGTACTCCCTCCAGACAGAAGAAGAGCCAGGGGTTAACCCCTGGCTACCTCAAACGGCGTTACGCCTGGACGGAGGAGGGCTCCACCGGAAGGTGTTTGATAGGGACCACTTCCCCCGGTTTGAACTTGACCTTGGCCGGGGTCTTGGGAGGGACGTAGTCCGCCGCAACCGGCTTGAAATCGAGCATGTATTCGTTGATGCCGCGGAGGATCTTGGTCGACCCCTGGAGGATGGTCCCTTCCTTGATCGATGCGGCGCCGGAGAGCCGGAGGTCCGCCCGAATGAGGGGCTTCTTGCCCTTGGGGGCGTACCCCACAACCTCCCATTTATTGTGCCGGGAAATGGTCAGATCCCGGACACAGCCATCGCATTCGCGGGCGACCCGGAGGTGCAGGTCAGTATCCGGGGACCAATTTGCCCGGACGTAGTTCTTGAGGTTCATTGTGATTGTCCTTTGTGGTTTGGTTAGGTGCGGGGTAGGCCTCCCGGATTAGGGCCGGGAGGGTTCCGTTGAAACTGATTTGGCAAACAGGGCTCGAGCGGCCGGGTCCCGTTTGAGGACGATGGCCCGGGTCTCCGGGGTCATCTTGAGCAAACATGCCTTGCAAAACGTCTGGGGGATGAATACCATATCTCCCAGCAACTCCCCCTGCTCGTCGGTCGCCGGCGTGATCCGGTTACCCGTAGCCTTCTCGAAGTAGTGCCCGCCCGTCTTGGATCGGTCGCTCCACCCCTTGGCACAGAAGGCGTATTGAGCGGCGTTTTCTTTGGTGAACGTGATGGTCATGGTGGGGCTCCTGGGTGGTTACTTGATGCAGATATTGGTGAGGGCGGTTTCGATCCGGGCGGCTTCCCCGGCGATATCCCAACGGTGGGGCTGGCCCTTCTGCTCCTTCTTGAGGGTTTCGAGTTGCCCCTGAAGGAGGACCAGCATCTCTTCGATCTTGGTCATGCTGGCATCGAACGCCTTGGTCGGGGTCGTTTTGGTTTGGTTGGTTGCGTTATCCATGAGTTAAGAGTATGCCTGTTTTGCCTATCTGGCTAGTGGGAAAGTCGCCTTAGAGTCCGCCTTAGATCTTGACCCGGGCAAACACATGAGAACGGGGACCCGGAGGTCCCCGCCTTTGGCCGGCCTCCCTACTGCGCGAAGGAGTCCGGGCAAACTTGTACGAGTTAGGAGGAGCAGCCTTCAAACTGCATCAGGCCTTTGGAGGCCTTGGCGATGGCCAAGCCCCGTTTGGTCGCTTTCTTGATCGACTTGAAATCCCCCACCAGGGCGATCCCGGTAAGGTTGGCGTCCCCCTTGGGCAGTTTGAAAATGAGCTGGTACCGGAGTTTGCCCGGCTTGGAGCTGGGAGGGTCGCCGATAGTCGCCGTCCGGAACCCGGAGGGGTTCTTGTCGTCTTTGATCTTGATCTGTTTCTGTTTCATAGAAACTCCTTAGGTGATGGGAGGCCCAATGGCGAACGCCTATGGGGTTAGATGACCTTTGCGAATCGCAAAAGGGCAAACAGGACACCGAGGATAGGCAAGTAGCGCATATGGTTGAACTCCTATCCCAAGTATCCGGCAAGTGTTTGGAAAATACAAGACGGGATTATGCCTTATATCGGGGTAGGGTCCCTTCCAGGACCCAGGCTCCTGCTCTCCCTCCCTCCTGGGTCCCGTTTGCCGGGGCTACGCTCCGCTAGGAGACGCTCAGGAGGGAGGGGCCGGGGATCAATGACCCCGAGGTCTCCCAGCCTCTTATACGGGATCTAACCACCGGCGCAGGAAATCAATCAGGGTTATGATTGCCAGACCTCCCCCTGCGAGGAAGGAGAGCCCGGATAGACCAGCGTACTCGAACAGGAGCCAGCCACAGGCGAGAGCCAGGAGGAGGAGGGCCACCCCGTCCACCTCCCGGTAGCGTTTGGCAAAAGCCATCCCACTCCCAAACGATACGACCAGGGCAAACAACGCCAGGGCAAAGAGCGACTGCGAGGGAATCGGTATCATTCTGCCGGTACCTCCTTGCGGATCGGAAACAGGGCCGCGGCCTCTTTATCAAAGTGAAAGCCAGGATCGCCAGGGGCATCCCAGTACTCCGGCGTTGTGATCCCCCTGTCAGCGTAGGAGTACGCCCGGAGCTGATTGAAATAGAGCCCCTGTAGCCGGACCAGGGCAACCTCCAGCAACTTGGCATCCGGCGCCATGACAAAACGAGTCTTCAGGAACAGAAACTGGGCCCGTAACTCCAGCAGGGCTTGGAATGACCCGAGGGAGGCGGTGAGGTAGGCCAAGGGCTGAGGAGGGAGCTGGGCGATGGTAGCCGGGAGAGCCCCAAGGATCTGGGGAACTCCGCAGTTCTGGCAAAACAGCTCATGCTGGAGGACCCCTCCCGGGAACGGACCCCCTTCAAATTCGTGCCCATCATTCTCGCATTCCGCATCATAGTTCCGCATACCCTGGAGGAGTTCGAGCACAGTATCATCATACTGGGCAGGGAACGGAGAGGAGCCCAGCCGGTACTGACTCCCGGCCGTAAGGGCGGCGAGATCGGCTTCGCTCTCATCCTCGTCGTCATCCACGGGCTTGGGCTTGCGTTTGGGCAATCTCCGGGCGGGTACCGGGTTCTCCACCGGGAGGAGGTCATTCACGTTCTTCCCGGTGGTGTAGAAGATAACTTTGGCCGCGGTCTCCCGGAGGACGAGACACTCCTCCATTAAGTGAATGAGGGTATCAGTGGCACCAGTGGCCTCCTGTACGCTCCTCAGCCGATTTATGCGGGCGGAGATTGTTGCGAGCTCGGCATCCAGGGTGGCCAGGCTCGCAAGAAAAAGGCCCTTTAGTTTAAGGGGGTCATCATTCATCGCAGGTCTTCTTTCTTTAAGTCGAGGTGTACGCGTAACTGCTTGGCTGCCTCCAGGGCATTGAAATACAGCATCCGGGTTAGGAGGAGGCGGACCGCTAACCCCATGGTCAAGGTGTGGACGAGGATCGCCGGCAGATGCCAGAGCCCCTGAAACAGGAGGGTGCCGGAGATGAGAAGGGAGAGACCCAGCCATATCCGGGTTCTCCGGTAGGTAGCCAGGTGCTCCAGGGATGAGGAGAGATAGACCCCCGGTTCTTGAGGGACTCTCCAGTACGGGCGAGGTTTATCTTCTCCCCAGGTCAGCATAATCAGTCCTCCTTCTGTCGGGCCTTGGCCTTGGCTTTTGCCTCGGCTTTCCAGGCGGTAGTCGAGGGGCGAACCCCTAGTAGAATCGGCACAGGGATAAACGGCACAGCGGGCTCTGACCCGCGGACGATCCGCTTCAGCATTTCCTGGTAGTACTCCCGCCCCATGGGGAGGACCGAGGTGCCCCGCAGCCCTCCATGAATCCAGCGCACGGTGTACTCCCCATCATAGTGATTGCGGTACTCGACTATGAAGGTTGCCCCTTTTGGAATCGGCTCATAGATCCACTTGTCCCCAGTACAGGCGATCCGGTACGGGGTGAAGTGGTAGGCTTTTTGGAATCGCCAGATATCGCCGGCAAATACCTTGAGGCCAAAGCCCATGCCTGAGAGGATCGGTTTCCCACCCGGTAGGTGTACGTGAAGGTTGTCCATGATTGTGCCCTCGGTTCAGGTCCTAGTAGTTATAGGGAGTCGGGTCCTCGACCCCAGCATGCTCGAAGGCCTCGATGCGTTCCGTGCAGGTACCGCACCGTCCACAGTGGATGTGCCCCAGTCCGGCAGCCACCGCGTTGGCCTCCTTCGAATAGGTAGTCGAGTAGAAGTTCCCGGGGACCGCGTGCGGGGCGTAGCAGCTCCAGGTGTGGAGGAAAGGGACCCCCAGGTCGGCGCCCGCGGTCACGATATTGGCCTTGGTCATCTCGGTGAAGGGGGCCTCCAGGCGGGGCGTGTGCCAGTCGCAGAGCCGGATCGCCGCCCGCATGGCGTTCACAAACTCCGGGCGGCAATCGGGGTAGATGGTATGGTCTCCCGCATGATTGGCAAAGGCGACCACCTGGGCCTTTTGAGATACGGCAAACGCGGTGGCCATCGACAGGAGCATCATATTCCGGTTCGGGACCACAGTGAGCTTCATGGACTCCTCGGCATAATGACCCAGGGGTACCGCCACGGAGGGATCGGACTGCGAGGAACCCTGGAGGATAGAGGACAACTGCGGGAGGTCCAGGACGGTTCTCTGCAGCCCCAAGGCCCGCATCTGGAGTTCCCCGGCCTGTAACTCAACGCGGTGCCGTTGGTTGTAGTTAACCGCCAGGGGGAGAACCTCGAACCCCGCGGCAAGGTAGTGATAGAGGAGGGTGGTTGAATCGAGACCACCGCTGTGGAGGACAACTGCTTTCGGTTTCATAGAACGCCTTTCTGAACTGTTTTTGCCATCTGGGGATCAAGGACAACGAGGTCCCAAAGTTGCGAGGGGAGCCGTCTCCAGTTATGCTGCGTGCCATCCCGGAGTCTGACCGATACCTGCTCGACCTTTGGGGTACTGGAGGAGCGGCAACCTATGATCCGGTCCCACAACCCAGCCCCCTCATACCAAGCGCGAATGCCCTCCTGTATATGATACGGGCGGAGGTCCTGGACCCGTTGCCCTTGGTACCGACCGGGGACCTTCATCACACCACCTCCGCGAACTCTAGTTCCGCCTGGGTCGAGGGAGGAGGGGGCAGCTCCTTCTCCAGGGAGAGCCGCTTCAGCATGGTTTCCTTTACCCCTTTGTACTCCGAGTGGCGATCGACCGTGCCCTTGAAGAGGTAGGGTCCGCCCACTGCGTACAGGCGCTCGTCCTTGCCGGAGTAGAACGATTTCAGGCTGTTGCCCGCATCGTCCTGGAGGACCACCAGAAACTTGCCCCCGAAATCAGATTCCAGATACTTGGTGAATACGATCGTCGCGGTAAACTCGATGCGCTCATTGATCTTGCCCCGGTACTGAGAGTGAGCCCGCTCCTCCGCCCGCTTCTGGGCCTCCGCGGCGTACTGGGCTCGGCGGGCCTGGCGGGCTTTGTCGTTCTCCAGGGCAACCGTCACCGAGCAGATAACTCCCAGAGTCTTGGGCATCAGGTATCCGTTCAGGAGGGCCACCCGGAGGTTCCAGAGGTAGTCATTCAACCCTTCCTCCGGGAGGGCCTCAGCCCATGCCAGGATAGCCGCGGCCTCCTCCAGTATCTCCGGGGTGGGGTACTTGAATTCAAGTTCCGACCGCTGCTCCTTCCAGATCTTATGAGCGTTGAACATGAGTCCGCTGACGTTTGAGATCGTAGAACCGTGCTCGCATTTACTGGACCGGAAACCGTACGCCTTAACCGACCGGAGGACCCAGACCAGGACCTCTGTTATTGAGGTAGTACAGACCCCGCGGCTACCGCCGAACGATTCATCGGAGGGGTCCTCTGCCGAGGCAACCGAGTCAAAGAACGCCGCGGCCCATGCCGCCAGGGATTCCGGGGACACGTGCCCTGTGAAATCCTTGAGGCAGGAGCGGCCAACCTGTTTGAACTGGCCGGTCGCCTCCTGGAGGACCAGGAACGTATTTGTCCGGTTCCGGTTCACGTTACAGTGCGTGCAGGCTTGAGGGGTAGTCTGGAAGGAGGAGGGCAACTCCTGGCGGAACCCCGGAGCCTTGCGGATAATGTTTCCGGCCGGGGTATGATCGAACGCGGCTACGAACTGCCACCCGGCGAGTTTGACCAGCTCATAGGTGATTTCAATCGCGGCCATCAGGACCGGGGTGTCCTCCTTACCACCGAGCCGGATCTTCTCGGTGTACTCCGAGAGGATTCGGAGTTCGATGGGGGCGAGCCCCAGTTTGACCGCCCTTTTGGAGAGGCGGTCGAGCTGGAACTGGAGTTCGGGGAGTTTGGCCCGGACGATACTGGTGGTGTGGGTGGTTGTCATGGGAGGGCTCCTTACGCGACCAGGGTGCAGACCAGGGAGAGTTTGTGGGCGTTCTTGGGGGTGGTTACGAAGTAGTAACCGTGCCGGCTGAGGAGCCACATCTGGAGGTTAACCTCCGCGAACCGGGCTACGATCTCGCGGCCCTCCTCCTCGGTTACCATCTCCGGGGCCAGCATCTTGGCGTCCCGAAACATCTGGGCTAACTCGGCTTTGATCTGTTCTGCTGCTTGGTTGCGTTCCATGTAATAAGAGTATGCCTGTTTTGCCGGCTCGGCTAGATGGAACGTCGCCTTAGATGATGCCTTAGAGACCTAGTACGGCGAAAGCCCCTTACGCCCACCATGTGTGTTTAATGGACCTGGCACCTAATCCAGGCGTCCGTGGATCTCTCCGCGGCACTGTGCACATGATGGGCGTAAGGGGCTCTCCCTTACAAACTCTTGTCCGGTCTCAATCTCTGGAACCGGGGAAACCGTAGGCTCGAAGTACCGGGCTCGATACAGAGGTCGTCGGTGACATCTTGGTATCGGACCTGCACCGTTGTCCCTATCAGTTTATCACGGTCTCGCCAGAACTGTGCGCGCTGTTTGTCAGTATATCCACCACCTACGCTGACCAGGACCTCGTACTCCTTACCCTTGTCCTTCACGGTACCTCGGCACAGGAGAGCCCCCAGAACCTTGGAGTGTTTGTTCTTACCGATAACTGCCTTCTCAACCTTGAGGTCGCAGTCCTTGGTCGGTTTGAACTTGAGCCAGGCGGGGGACCGGGCAAACTCATATGATGATTTCTGATCCTTGAGGACGAGCCCCTCCTTCCCCGCGGCGAGTTTCTGCCCGAGCTGATCGTGAATGGCCTGGGTCGATTCTACCGCGATCCCTGGCAGGTAGCAGAGGTACTGACCGGCAGGACCCAGGACCGTTCGGAGATGGGCCTTGCGTTTTGCCAGGGTACGGGTGGGGGTCCCGGAGGCCGCGCTCTTAAACTCCGCCAGCGTGAGCATATCAAAGGCAAAGAACTGGAGTTTCTCGATATCCGGGTGGGCCTTCATTGATCGGGTTATGCTGGAGGTTAACCCAAACTTGCCCGCATCCAGCTCGCCGTCCAGGACACACGCCCGAAGGCCGGTGTTGAACTTGATTGCCTCAAAGATCCGGGTCAGATTGTACAGGGGTTTGCCACTCCGAGTGAGGGCCTCGCAGTGCCCCTTCTCGCTAACGGTTATGAGGCAACGGATACCATCGAGCTTCGCTTCCGCCTGCCAGATCCCGGTCAGGGGTTTGCCATCCCACTCCTCGCAGAGCATGAGCTCCGCCTCCGGGAGGAGCCCTGGGAACAGCCGGTTCCAATCCTTGAACCCTATGCGGAGGTCCTTATCTATGATCCCCAGGAACAGGTCCCGGTCCTCCTGATTTGTCATATATTCGAGGAGCGCCCCGATACCCTTGACCACGTCCGCCCGAGGGCTGGAGCGTTCCCGGAGGGCGTCCAGATGTTTGAACAAGGTCTGGAGCATATCCCTCTCGGTCAAGGGCCCTTGCATGGGGAGGATGAACACAGGGAGGCTCCCGGAGGTAACCCCAAAGGTCCAGTGCGGGTGTGCCGCATAGAGGGCTACCTGTCGGAGGAGATCCCCAGACGGTTTGCCTATCAGTTTCTGGAGGAGGGCGAGCTTGTCGTTCCGCCCTCCAGTGCCCCGCACCTTGTGTAGGGTATCCAACAGCCTCCGGGCGGAACTCATTAGAGTTCCTTTGCCCGATCAATCAGGTTCGCCGGTACCTCAAAGGTTTCGAACTTGCGGGTGATCTGGGCGACCAAGGTGCGGGCCGCGGTAACGAGCGCCCCGTTATCCGGTTCCCCGGCCGCCAGGGCCTCCAGGGCCTCCAGTTCGATGAACCGGCGTACCTCCGTCAGGGTAACCCCGACCGCCAGCGCAACCTCCGCCTTGCGGGTACTCGCCACTATCTTGGCGTTGGTAGCCAGGATGGGCCCGAGGCATTCCCGGAGGGTTTCAAGGTGCCCCTCCTCAGTTGCGCGGGCGATCTCCAGGGCAAATATGCGTTTGGTAAGATCCATGTCAGTTCTCCTTATCCAGTTTATCGAACACAATCAGGTCCAGATCCCGAGCCAACATTAGGGGGAGGGTCGGGGTCGTTTCGTAGAAGCCGCGGCATACCGCCTGCTCCTTCAGATCAATGGTACTGTGGCAGATGACCGCGGTCTGATCCCTCACCGCGGCGGCTTTGATGGGAACCTCCATCAGGGGGCTCCCGGGTCGGTAGATACAGGAGGGGCAGAGGGCCGCACACACGTGGACCTTACCCTCCCGAAATACGTTAACTCTTTTGCGGCGGCCCATCTGAGGACTCCTAGTAGACCACCTGGCAGAGGTCTTTCAGTTTGTTGGCGTTCTTTACGGATACGACAAAGTACAGACCGAAGCGGGTCAGTAACCGGGCTTCCATGCCCATATCCGAGTATTCGTCGACTGTCCGCTTGCCGACCTCCAGGGTTACAAAGGGGGAGGTCCTGACCCCGGCGTTGGCGAACATCGCCTTCATCTCGGTTTCGATTTGTTGTTTGGCTGCGTTACCCATGAGTTAAGAGTACGCCTGTTTTGCCGGATCTGGCTAGAGGGAACGTAGCCTTAGACCTTGCCCTAGATTTGACCTAAGGTACCCGCCCTGCAAACAAGACCGAGGGAACCGAGGACCCCCGATAGCCTCGACCCAGGCCATCCACTTTGCCTCTACCCTCTCCGGGTGATCCCTCTCCAATCGCCGGAGGGTACAGGGGCATTGCCGGTCCCTGGATTTCCACCCGGTACCATGGCAGGTGTAACAGAATCCGCGGCTCATCGCCAGGGGGTTATACAGGAGGACCGTATCGTGGGTGAGGGCCGGCATCTGAATCGATTATACGGGGTCCGGGAGGGGTGGGGTCCCTTGGGTACCTCCAGGGCCCTGAAAGCGTCCCTGGACAAGGAAAGAGCGGAGGCAAAGGCCCTCCGCTCCGATCCTCAGCCCCTCCGGTTAGGAGGCCAGCTGGAAGGTACCATCCGAATTCTTCTTGATGGAGTACCCACCCCGTTGCTCGCCGCGCTCGATGATACAGCCGAGCATACGCCGACCGTCTCCGGCCTCCAGATCCTTGAAGAGCTGTTCGAACGTCCGGGGCTTCCCTCCGAGCAGGCGGGCCAGCACCTTATGGCACATGGTCCCGGCGCGATACGGGTTCTCTCCCGGCTTGTCCTTCTTCTCCTTGGGCTTGGACTCCTTGGCCGGTTTGTCCTTGGCCGGTTTGTCCTTCTTGTCCTTGCCCTTATCCTTGGCCGGCTTGGCATCGGCCGGGGCGGCCTCCGAGGCCTTCTTCTTTTTCTTGGGGGCCTCGTCCTCGTCCTCGTCCTCGTCGTCCGCGGGCTCCTCGGCATCCCGTTTCTTTTTCTTGGCTGGCTTATCCTCGGCGGGGGCCTCGGTCACCTTTTTCTTTTTCTTGGGGACCTCGTCCTCATCCTCGTCGTCATCGACCGGCTTCTTTTTCTTGGCCGGCTTCTCCTCCGGGGCCTCCTCGGCGTCCCGTTTCTTTTTCTTGGGAGCCTCCTCCGCCTCGGTGGCCTTTTTCTTCTTGGGGGACTCCTCGGAGTCGCGCTTGGGTGTCTTGTCAATCATGGTAGTGGTTCCTTGCTGATTCCGTTGAGAACGGGACCGGGTTATCTGCTCGCCTACTTCGAAACAGGAGTTTGAACAGTATGTGGTTCCAGGTTGCGCCCCTTTGTAGTACATCACAGAGGCGATACGGTGACCGCAATGGTCACATTTAAGGGTCCCGGTTATCCCTAACCGGGCGAGAACTTCTTTTTCTTTTGCGGTTAGTTCCATTGCCTCCCCTCGGGTGGAGGGTCGCCCCGGTTAGGGGGTCCCCCTCTCTGATGCGCCGGCATCCGCCGCATGAACTGATTATACAGTATCATACCGGGCGCTGCCTGTCTTGCGGTTAACTTGGATGGACCATTTCCCGGAGGAGAACCCGTCCGTGGCGAGGTAGGCCAGGTGGCGGTACTTGGTCGCCTCGGCTACAGAGAGCCCCTGGAACAGATCGTCGACCCGGACCCAGGTGCCGGCCTTGGCCATCAGCCGGGAGAATACCTCCCCTTTGGCCCCTCGGTAGTTCCCGGCGTTGATCGGGGTAGCCTTGGGGGCGTTGGATACCTTGGGAGCCTTGGGAGCGGCCTGGCGGGTGCCCTTGGCCGGGTTAATCGTGGGACCAGCCTGGGTCCCCATCTGGGATTGAATATACGTCAGGAGTTTGGTGGTGGCCTCGGAGTACGCCGTGAAATCCTGGACCATCCCTCCCGTAGCCGATACCGTAAGGGCGGCGGCCTTGAGGGCGGAGGGGGCCAACCGGAACAGGAGGTCGGTGGCCGAGATCCCAAAGAACGTGTCCGCGGTTAAGGGGTTAATCAGGACCCGCCCTCCAGGGGCTGCCGCCAGGGTCTTGCAGCGATCGTCGATAGAAAACTTGAGACCCAGGAAGGAGAAGGTGCCGTTCAGGCTATCGATTAGATTGGAGTACAGGGCAACCTTCTTAGCCGCCTTGAGTTCCAGGTCCTGCCGTTTGAGTTCAAAGGCCGCGATGGTCTCGGACAGGATGGGGAGGTTCGCCTCATTCACGGCACCCTCCATCTTGCGGAGCATGATGCGGAGGGCGGTGTCCGCCTCTTCGATCGGGGTCCGGGAGTCCATCGCCCGGCCGCGGATGCGGAGGGCGGAGTCCAGGGCGCTGACCTGATCCGCGTTCCACTTGCGGCGGACGAACGGGATATAGGATTCATACCAGCCCACCATCTTGCGCATGGTGGCAACTCGGGAATCAATGTTGACGTCGGCGTACGCTTTGTGGAGGCTCTTGAGATCGGCGATTGAGATGGGGGTCTTCATTTTAGGTGTCCTTTGATCGGCTGGGTGCCGCATCCATGAGTTAAGAGTACGCCGCTTTTATCTGCCCTGGCAAGAGCCTTCGTCGCCTTAGATGATGCCTTAGAGATGGGGGCGGGGTTTGCCCGCCCCCTTGAGGGTTAGTTGCCAGGGGGCAACATGAGCCGGGAGGAGGCTGCGAGGTAGAGAGCGGCCATCTGCCCGGAGGTCTTGGCGTTGGTGAAGGTACCGCCCGTGCTCTCGCAGATCTCCAGGAGGGCCTTCTTGCCCTCGCTCGCAATCTCGGCGCAGTAGTTGCCCCGGCCGCTCAGGATCTCGAAGTCAGCATAGATGGAGATAACGTCCAGGACGAACCCGTTCTCCTTGAGGGCGTTAATGATCTCCGCCTTATTGTAGAGGACCCCCATGTCCTCCCCATCCGTCACAAGGATAATGTGGTGGAGGTTGACCGGGCTCGGCGCCTTCTTGCAGTTCTTGACGATCCCCATGAGGGCCTGGGTGATATTGGTCCCGCCGCTGGCGTGCATGGTATCGAGTACGAGACCGGCACCTTCCAGATCCGAGACCGGGACGATCTTGGGGGTGTAATCAAAGGGCACCACGCTGATCTTGCTATCGGGGTACTTCTCGAACCGCTTACGGGCGGCATCCTTGATTAGATCCTTCAGGGCATCCAGTTTGGTAGCCCCCTCCTTACCACCGGCTGCCAGGGAGCACCCAAAGTGGCAGGCCATTTCCACATCGCTCAGGAGGGCCCGACGAATGCTCTCATCCGAGGCGGGACCAAATTGATCCAACCAAAGGGGGAGGCGGGCATCAAATTCCGGGTAACCGGCGCGGTCCAGGTACTTGGATTTCTTACCCTGGAGGCGGGAGTCGTGGACCTCCCGGACCACCGCGATATCATCCGGGGTTACGCTGATCTGGATGTCCTTGAAATCCGGGAGCATCTTCTGGGTCATGGAACCGCTGTTGTCCACGGCGAGGTAGAGCTTCTTGTACTGATCGTAAACGGATTCCATGGCGGTACCAGCTTGGGGGTTAACCGCCCCGGAGGTATTGAGGGTCTCGATGTCGGCGGACATCGTCCCTTCCAGCTCATCCTCTTCTTCCAGGAAATCGTTTTCAAATTCGTTGTTCATTGGGTTAGGTGTCCTTTATCCGGGATTGCGTTTGCCGCAACCTTCCATACCCAAAGTATGGCCGAGGCTGCGGCAAATTACAAGCACGAATAGCCCTAAACTTCGCCCTATCGAAATTTGCGGCGTTTACCTTACCCCAAGGATCTTGTGGAGCTGGAGGGAGAGCCGCCACTCCGGGCGCGCCGGGAGGATGTGCCGGGTCACCTCTATTAGGGAGGTCAGGTCCACCTGATCGATACCGTTCACAGGTTGGATATAGACCTCAGCCTTGGGATTCGTTTGGCTCAACTCATCCGCGTGCCGGATAAACAGGAGCCGGTCATACCCCTCGGAGTGAGGATCGACCAGGAACTTGAACGCATGTATCCGGGGTCCGTTCTCCGGCAGGTACCCCTTCTTAGGGGAGCAGCAGATGTGGTATGCCAGGCTGGCAACCTCCGGCGAGATCGGCTTGGTCCCGCTGGTCTCGATATGGACCCGGAGCCCCAGACCCCGAGCCTGATGCATGAGGGGTACCAGATCCCAGAGCAGGGGCTCCCCTCCGGTGATACAGATGTCCCGGACCTCCGCGGCCCCGGCTAACCGTTTGAGGTAGGCGGAGAGCCCCAAGGCCCGCACCTTGTCGGCGGCTTTGTAGTCGGTATCGCAGAGGAATTGTTGCCCAAAGGAGGACGTGCAGACCGTATGCGCCGGGTTCTGGAGTACAGGGAGCTGGAGGGATCGCGGGAGGTCCTGGACGGACTCCTGGGTCTTGTAAGGTACACCCACATTACATCCCGCCAGGCGGAGGAAGTACATCAGCCGGCCGGCATGGGTCCCCTCCCCTTGGGGGCTGATGAAATCCTCGGCGATTCCATAGGTGGGGTTCTCGGCCTGGGTCAGGGTGGGAGGCATGGCTACTTCCCTCCCATCAGGATCGCCCCGCCGCCGGCTCCGGGGTTAGCCCGGCCCTCCCGGAAGGCCCGGTTCCGATTGGATTCGATGAGGCCATTGACAGCCCGGTTGAACGTGCGGATCAACTCAATGAACTCCCTGCGGAGGGCAAACAGCTCGGCCCGTTCCAGGTAGGCCCCGCCGACCAGTTCAATCCCCTGATCCATCTCGTGTGGAGGGGGCGGCTGTACCGGATGGCTCCCGGAGTTGCTCATCATGGTTTCGAGATCAACCGGGTTAGCCGAGTTCCAGGTGGCCTCCGTCTTCATCGTTTCCTTGAGCTTGATCTCCACCTGGTGGATATAGATGCCGTCCACCAGGCGATGGAGGAGCCGCCCAAAGAACTGGCAAAGGTTCTCGGAGGAGGGGTACACGATCAAGAAGTTCAAGTGCCGATGGTCGAGGAAGTCGACGAGCGGTTTCATCAGCTCGGTTAGCTCGGCGTAGTCCATGACAAAGGAGGAGTCAGGATTCGGGCGACCGTTGATCGCCACTTCCAGGACCCAGGAGTGGCCGTGCAGACGGCTGCACTTGCCCGGGTGTTTGGGAAGTAGGTGCGAGGACTCAAAAGGGAACTGCTTCGATATTCTCAAGGGGGTTGTCTCCTGTTTAGATGTTACGCAAGTGTGCCAACATCTGGGGCCATGGCATCATGACCCAGATGCTTTTCTCATCGCCGGGGTTCCTGAAAAAGAGCCGCGGCAGTTTCTTTAAGAGTTCCGGATATACCTGCGCAAGGATACTCTTGCGACAGGCAAAGTATGCCCCGGTATTGTTGCCAGATACCACCAGCATAGGGTGGAGCCCTTTCGGGGTGGCGGCGAGGGCCTGCTCCGTCCAGGTGCGTTCCATCACCCGAGGGGTGAAGAAACCGTCAGCCGTCCAAGCCTTGTGGTGCTTGCACTCAACGGAGAAAGGGAACTGCTTCTGAGCCGCAAGGGAGAGCATGAGATCCCCGGCCCGCATGAAAGGGTGCCCGCCGCTATTGGGGGCACGGAATACATCCTGCTTGCTGAGGTTCAAGGCCTCCCGGAGGCTGACGGCTATCTTCCTCTCGAACCCGCTCCCCTTTTGTTTGGAGCGCCTGGCTCGTTTGGTTGCGGCGGATACAGGGGGCTTTGCAGGTACTCCAGCCCCTCCCTTATCTTTCTTTGTCTTTGCCATCTGATCGCTCCTAATTCCGACATGTACTGGCGCCCATAGGTCAGCCAGGTGGTAACCCCGCCGAGGGAGGCTACATACTTCGTGAACACAGACCCATACTTGGCCCGGGTCTGCCCTCCCTTTGAACTCGCCAGGCGGCGGGCCTCATTGTTTGCAGAGGTCCTGCTCGCTAACTTGGCTTCCGCTGTACGCCTTTCTTTCTTCGAGGACATCGTTCGACTCCGAGTAAATCCGATAAGGTAGCGGGCTCTGCTGTAACCGGGTCACAAGGTCCTCAATATCAGAGAGCCGGCTTTTGTTGATATAGACATAGTAGCAGACTTCCGCCGATCCGGGAGTGAGGGCGATGTCCATGAGGGCTGCGTGCCGAGCAAAGAAGAAATCGTAGTACTTATGCTTAGGCACAAACTTGTTGAATAGGACCAAGTACTCCGCAAACCCGATCTGCATCTGCTCGCAGAACAAACGGACCAGCAAGCCAAAGTTGCGGTCCGCCCCTAACCCGATAACGGTCAACGCCGAGCCATACTTGTCCTTCAGCTCGGTCAACAGCCCTTTCATATGGGCAACATCTGGGTCGCCTCCCATGGCTTCCAGGTCGAGATCCCTGCCGGATATCCCGGAGCCTTTGTGCCGGAAGCTAACAATGATTGCCCGGTAGTGTAGCGGGGTGCTCATGCTTTCAACTCCACTTTTGAGATTCTGTTCTTCTTGGTTACCGTTATCTGCTGGGCGGTGTCCAGGGCTTGCAGCATAAACGGATTGTGACTGGTCAGTAGGATGCGCCCGAAGCGGTCACTGATCCGCTCCAAGGCCTTGGCAAAGAGGCCGCTGTTGAACTCGTCCAGACCGTTGCCTGGCTCATCCGCTATCAGCACATTGAATCTTGATAGTACTTGTCGGACAGAGAAGCTTGTGATGAGCGAGGCGATGCGGAGTTCCCCGCATGACTGATCCTTGATCGACCGGCCCCCTTGGGAGTTCTTCACCTGGACATCTAGCTCAGTATCCGTGCCGGTAAACTCCACCTGAATAGTACCCTCGGAGAACAGGTCGCTATACATACTGGTGGCCCTGTTTAGAACCGGGCAGATAGTGGTGAGGAGATGAGCCGGGAGTCCTGTGCGACCAAGAACGCCCTCGGCAAACTTCAGGAACTCCTGATCGGCTACCAGATCCTCCCGGTACTGCTCCAGTATACGGAGTCGTTTGATCTGGAGGGCCACCAGGGCCTTATTCTCGGCAATCGTCTCCTGTAGCGCGGTATAAGCGGAAAGCCTGGCGGTTTGTTCCTGCTCCTCCCGTTCCAGCTTGGTATGTCTGGCGACCTTGGAGTCAGCCCTGGCGGAGAAGGTTAGCCAGCGGGAGCGGAGGTGCCCCTCCTCGGACTCCAGGGCCACGACAGAGGCCCTCAATCGTTTCAACTCCAGCTCTTTCTCCTTGAGCTCTTTCTCCAGCCCCTCGGTATTGGCTGGCCCCTTCAAAACAGATCCGCAGGAACGGCATACCTTACCGGCTTTGGCCTCCTGTATACGGGCCTGGAGGGTCGTGCATACTCCCTTTGCGTACGCCGCGGCCTCTCTCGCCTTGGCGGTGGCCTCCCCAGCCCTGGAGCAGAGGACCTTCTCCTTTGCGGCCTTGGCCAGTAACCTGCGACAGATCTCCTGGGTCTCTCGCCGGAGCCTGCGGGTCTCTTTCAACTCCTCCTCGGAGATGGGGGCGGCTGTAGCCTCCAGCTGCCGGATGCTGAGGGAGGTCTGCTCTATCAGGGCCACCACCCCATCCCGCTCAATCGGGAGGACTTGGAGTTCCCGGGCTACCTTCTGGAGATCCTGGCGGACCAGTTTACTGGCGAGCCCGAACCTGTTCAACCCAAGTAAATGGGAGAAGAGGGCCCGGCGTTCCCCATCTGTACCGACCAGGAGCAGGTTCAACTCTGATTGGTCAATGTACATTGCGTTGACGACCGAGTCCCAGGTGATCCCCAGAAGGGCTTCCAGCCGCTTTTGGGTGTCCGTTGGGCCGAACCCGGTCGAGATGTTTTCCCCGGCTACCTCCAGTAGCAGGGAGCCCTTCGGTTTGCGGTACCGGGTTATCTGGACCGCCCGGCCATCCGGGAGGGTGAGTTGCCCTTTGATGTACGCCTTGGTCCCCTTGGGGCGTTGGCAGACCCAGTCATCATGCTGTTGCCCCTTGAGGGTCTTCCCAAACAGAAGGACCAAGGGGAGCTGAAGGTAGTTTGTCTTGCCACTCCCGTTACTCCCACCCTTGTCCTCATTGATCCCGGAAACAACGCAGAGCCCGGAGGTTGTATAGTCAACCTTGACCCGGCGGAACGATAGGACGTTCCTAGCCTGGATGCCCTCCAGGGAGAACCCAAAAGAGCCCGCGGCTCCAGGTACCTGCCCGAGCTTGGCGAGCAGGTAGGCAGATAGCCGGCCCTTATCCTCCCGACCTGGGGCCTTTGCGGTGAGGTAGGATTCCAGGAGGTCCGCATCATTCCCCTGCATACCGACCGGAGTAGTGGCTGCCTCTACCTCCACTGCGGCGGGGCGTTTGATAACAAAGGTCGCCCCCGGATACAGGCGGCTGGCCTTGGCCAGGGCCTTGGCCTCTCCACTCTCCGAGGATCTGAGGCGGATGACTGCGTTGCCCCAGCCTCCTGGAGGTTCTGAGAACCCGGGAATCGTGGGGTCGCAATACCTGGCGTTTGGGCTCTCCAGGAAATGAGTCTGCTTTAGATCCGGGGTGATATAGAGGGCCCCCTTCTTTTGGTTGGCTTCGCCCCAGTCCTGGCAGAATGGAGATCCCACATAGAGGACGTTACGCCCCAAACTCTGATGCAGGTGTATATGCCCTCCCAAGCACCACGCGTACTTCTTGGGGTGGAGGTCGACCGGACGGAGTACCGAGGTAGCGGCTCGAGCCCAGTTCAACTGCGTCCCTGATAGGGTCGTATGGAACAGGAGCAGGCTGTCATCCGGGGTAGCCCCGCGTGCCAGAATCTCAAACGCCTTGCGGCTGGTCTCGTGGTCCCCATAGTAGGGAACCCCATGGAAACGCCAGGCCCCTGCTCGCACGGTGGTCGGATCTGTAATGGTGATCGCCCCTGCCGCCTTGAGTAGAGGGAACCAGTCTCCAGCATTATCCTGCATCCCCGTTCTATCGTGGTTACCGAGGAGGAGGATGGGAGGAGCCCCGGAGGCATCTGCGATCCTCCCCAGAGCCGCCACGATATAGTTTGCGAGTCGGATATCTACAGGGTTCAGAGCCTCCTTGAGATCCCCAAGGAGAACCACCTGTTTTGCCTTGAGGGCTACGGTCCTTTCTAGGAACCACCTCTCGAACTGTTCTAGTCGGGATATGTTGGACCAGGCCCCTTGCCAGTCTCCCGATAGTAGAACCCCTCCCGTTCGCATATTTAACCCTCCTGGCATACGCTATATGACGCTTTAGATGGAAAGGGGGCACCCAAGGGTACCCCACCCGCCTCAAGCTCTCCTAGAAGAGCTATGGTTGAAACCCGCGGCACCCTTTGTACAGGGCGGCAAGGACCCAGGCCGACCAGGCCCCCTCTTCCGGAGGCCCCTGAGCCCCGAGCAGGGTAATGGCCTGGGAACAGGCATCCGCTTTCTTCCCTTTGGGGGAGTTGAGCAGGATGGTCCGGCAGTATCCAATCACCGCCAGCCGAACGGTACGATAGGTGTCAGCCTCCGGCACCTTGGCGATCCCTCGGCGGACCGTTTCCCAATCACCCGCAACAAAGCCCCGGCAGATCCCCAGAGTATCGAGTACCCCAGTCCCAGCCTTGGCTGCCTCCTGGACGCTGGCCCCGTTGGCGTAGGCCTCGAAGGCCATGAGGATGACGCCAGGGTTACTCGACCCGGTTAGGCTGAGGCGTTCGGCTAGAGGCTTGATCGGACCCTCGAACCCGGAGGCCTTCTTTGCCCGCTTGAGGAGCCGGAGGATCTCGTCGTCGTCCAATTGATTGAGCCGCACTTCGTAGCAGCGGCGTTTAATCGCGGGGATGAGCTTATCAGGTTCCGATGTCCCGATAATCCAGAAGGTCGTATCCGGGCAGAACTCGGTAGGACGGAGCAGGAGATTCTGGGCGGCCTTGCTGATCTGGTGGGCCTCATCCAGAAAGATCACCCGGGCCTGGCTGCCAGGGCTCGGCCGAAAGTTTGAGGTCTTGGCAATCTCTCCCAAGGCTTCCACCCCGTTCACCGCGGCGGCGTTTACCTCGTGGATATCGAGCAAGCTGAACTTGTCCCAGTCTTCCTGCGTTGGTTCCCCAAAGCGGGAGAACGGCAACTGGAGGCTCAGGGAAAGGATATAGGCGAAGGTGGTCTTACCACACCCAGTCGGTCCGGTAACCAGCCAGACATGAGGCATCCGCTTCGAGGCCACCTGGCTCTGTATCCGGGCTAGGAGTTTATCCTGTCCGAGGATCTCGCTGAACCGTTTGGGGCGGAGGGTTATGGGGAGGATGTTGCCCGACATTAGAGGTTCTCGATACTCCGCAGTTCGCCTTCCATCTCCAGTACCGCAGCCCGGATGCGCCCGAGCATCTGCCGGAGGCCCTGGCACTTCGACTTACGCTCCCGGTGGTTCAGGGCCATCAGTACTTCTTTCAGATGGGGGAGGCACCCTTCAATGCTCCCGGTATCCGTACCGACCAGGAACAGGGCGGCGAGAGCCACTTCCTGGGGTTCGGTGGAGGCCTCATCGAAGTACAGGCTGGGCCCCTCTAAACTGGGGTCGCCAGGCTCTCCCGAGCCAGGGCCAAAGGGTTGCCCCTCTTCCCAGTCATTCCCGGTATCGGTGGGAGGCTTCTGAGCCGGGGCCGGCTTTACCGGAGGAGGAGGGGGAGGTGGGGCCTTCTGCTTGGGTGCTTTGTTGAAGAACTTGTTCTTGCTCATTGGGTGGGTCTCTCTTTGCGGTTACTTGACTTCAAAGAACTTGCTGTTGCCGGCATAGTAGATCTTGTAGCCGGTCTTCTCGTGCTGTATCCCTCCGGCTTTGTTTTTGCGGTTGGATAGAACGCCCTTGATACCTACCATGTGACCGTTCTTTAGTATCTTACCGCCTTCGGTGAGCCCCATGCGGACACGGACATGGGCGTAGAATGGAATGGCGTTACCCCCTGGCGAGTAGGAGGGGTCTCCGAAAGCCATCGGCTTATGCCGGAGCTGATTCGTAAAGATGACTATGCAGTTATAGTTCTGCATCAGGGCCACCCAGCGTTTCATCAGCCCGGAGAGAAACTTAGGAAGGGACATACTGGTCTTCATGTTTTGACCGTCAACGCCCCCGGCCGCCTCATCCTCGGTAAGGATCGCCGCCGCGGAGTCCACAATCAGCATTTGCTTCTTGATCCCATTCTTAAAGTTGCGGGAGACCAGCTGCTCGACCTCGGTTAATAGCTCCTGCCCAGTGATAAGCCGGGCCTCTTTCTCGTCCTTGAAATGCCCAATGTAAGGCTGGACCAGGATGAACTTGTCTGTACCCTTGACCTTCTTGTTACCCCGGTGGCACTCCAGCCCCCGGCGTGAGTACCAGTTAGCCTGCGTTGGCGTTTCCGGCTGATCGAAAGAGTTCTCAATATCATTCCAAACGACAACAGCCCCATCCTGCTGGGCTGCCGCGGCTAGATCAATACAGAGGGCGGTCTTGCCGTTGGAGGGGTTCCCGGAGAGCTCCACAATCTTGCCGTAAGCAAGGCCCTTGTCCGGGTCTCCAAACACTTTATTCAGATCCGGTCCCAGATCCAGAAAGAACTGAGGTTTCCATTCCTGGCAAACCCTCCCAAGCTTCTTTCTGATTTGGTCCAGACTGTTCAATTGGCTTCTCATGAATCCTCCAAAAGAC